GTTCCTCAGGTAATGCTGGTGCTTCTGGTAGTTCTGGCACTAGTGGCAGCTCGGGATCAGCTGGAACTACTGGTAGCTCTGGTAGTTCAGGTAATTCTGGTTCTTCCGGTACATCTGGTTCGTCAGGTGCAAGTGGTAACTCTCAGGGTTCTGGTAACTCAGGGAGTTCAGGGTCAACTGGTGTAAGTGGTAATTCGGGTAGTTCAGGAAACTCTGGTAGTTCTGGAAACGATGGTACTTCTGGTAGTTCTGGAAACGCTGGTACTTCTGGTAGCTCAGGAAACTCTGGTAGTTCGGGATCAGCTGGAACTACTGGTAGCTCTGGTAGTTCAGGAAGCTCTGGTAGCTCAGGGAATTCAGGGTCAACTGGTGTAAGTGGTAACTCTGGTGCTTCTGGTAACTCAGGGAGTTCTGGCTCTAGCGGTAGTTCAGGGTCATCTGGTGCGAGTGGCAACACAGGGAGCTCTGGCTCTAACGGTAGTTCAGGAAGTTCAGGTAGCTCTGGTACTTCTGGTAGTTCAGGTAACTCTGGTGGTTCTGGTACTTCTGGTAATTCTGGTACCTCCGGAACCTCAGGAGCGGCAGGAGCCACTGGGTCAACTATAACTCAAGCTTGCATGAGTACGAGCATCAATAACCTTGGAATAGGATGTGGTTGTGGATCTACTTATGCAGGAGGAGCTTGCTTACAATCTTGGGGGACGTGTAGCGTATATATTGGTGGTTATGCGGGTCAATGCATGGGTCAATCCTCAAACTCCCCTAATAGCAACACTTTTGTAGGTTGGAATATTGCAAATAACCTAAGTAGTTGCGCTTGTCAAAATGTTATGATAGGCGGGAACGTTTTCGCTGGCTCGAGAACTATGTGCTCAATATATAACACTTTTATTGGCTATGGTGTAATGTGCAATACAACATCCTGTAACCAATATTTATGTGCAATGGTTAATATAGGTGCTCATGCAGGAAGGTGCGGGAACAATCAAAACGTGGACACGAATATTGGGGCTTGCGCAGGTTTTTGCCAATGTACTAATTGGGGGAGAGTAACAATAGGCCATAAAGCGAACTTTTGTGGTAGGGGCAATACAGGTAATACTAGTATTGGTGCGTTCGCGGGTTGCTGTGGCTGGTGGACTTACTATGCAACAAACGTAGGTTACATGGCTCAAGGACGGGGCGGTTACGCTTGTTACTCTGTATCTGTGGGTTATCGAGCCATGTGTAGCTCTTATGTAGCTAGATTTTCGACAGCTATAGGAAGGTGCGCTGGGTGGTGTAACTATTACGGTTATTACAATACGTTCATAGGTGCATATGCGGGGATGTGTACCGGGAGTTATGGGTGGAACTCAGGGTGCGGTAATGTAGTGGTAGGTTGGTGCGCTGGAAAGTGCGCAAATGTTAATTACCCGCTTAGGTCTGCATGTAATAATGTATATATAGGGGCTAGTGTTAGAAGTGGAGCGGGCTCTAACTGTTCTCCTAGGTGTGAGTGGGTTATTGGCACCAATGCCGTGGGTAATGGAACTGCGACTATGACGTTTGGAAATAGCAGCATAAACTGCACGTGTATGTGCGGAGGAGCCGTCAACAAAGGTAGTGGGTCTTTTAGAATAGTTCATCCCAACCCTAAAAAGAAAAATAAATGGTTATATCATTCTTTCGTCGAGTCACCTAATGCAGGAGATAACGTTTACCGGTGGTCAGTAAATGTTTCTGACGGCTGTTGTGTTATGAAACTTCCAGACTACTATAATGACCTAAACGAGAACAGTATGGCTTGGGTAAAGCCGGTAGATCATTTTGGCTCTGCCTATGCCGAAGTAGACGAAGGACAGAAAAATTTACATATTTGCTCTAATCAAGATGGATGTTACAATATATTGTTAATTGGTTCTAGATGTGACAAACATGGAAAAGAAAGCTGGAGAGGCACAGAGAGAGAAAAATAAAGAAAATTTTGTTTTTTAGATGTAATTATAGTATAAACTAAAGGAATAATAAAATGGCCCTAAAGAAAACAGTAATTTATAAAGAAGCGGGAGATATTGAGCTTACAGATGCTTACCATAGGATAGAGGAAGTTAACATTGGCTATGCAAACCCCGCTCATCCGTCTGGTGACGTCAACATGAACGCAGAAGATACCATTCGTGAAGAGTGTCGCGTGAGTGTGCAGGTTTTTGCTAACTCCGGAGTAAGGCACGATATGGCCACTCCTATCATGGGGTATCAATTTGAGTTCCCCATAGCTAGCTTAGGCACGGTAGTAGACCAAGAAAGCCTTTTTGCTTCAGCTTATAGCTATATTAAAACTGGACAATTAAGCCAAAACCAAAGCGATACGGTTTTCTATAGTGGGGCAGTAGATGTTTAATGTCTTCCTTTAACTTAAGAAAATATTTAGTTTTTCATATCGAGGGCGGTATAGGTAAAAATATCATGGCTACGGCTGTGGTGAAAGCTATCAAAAAGCAGCATCCTGATAGGGAGATTATTGTAGTAACCCCACACTCTGGGCTATGGATGAACAATCCTAATGTTTATAGAGTTTATCTTATGGGTCAAACCCCATATTTTTATGAGGATTTCGTTAGAGACAAAGATACTCTAGTCCTAAAGTCAGATCCTTATTTACATCAAGGCTTTATTAATAAAAAAATGCACTGCATAGAGGCTTGGTGTGAGCAGTCTAATGTCAAATATAACGGAGAAGAGCCAGAGGTTACCTTGACTCAGCAGGAAATAGCCGAAGCCGTAGGAGGTCACTCTTTTCACGGAAAGCCTGTTTTATTGATCCAAACAAATGGAGGAAATGACCAAGGTTACTCTTGGGTTAGGGATATGCCGTTTAATTTAGCTGATCAATTATGTAAAAATTTAGAAAAAGAATACAAAATTCTTCATATCAGAAGCGAAAACCAACCGGCAATAGAAGGCGTTGACTGGGTCTTTAGCCCAAACATAAGGCAGGTAATGGCTTTAATACAATACTCCCATGCAAGGGTTTTTATAGATAGCTTTGCTCAGCATACCGCGATGGCGTTCAAAAAGAAATCTACGGTTATCTGGCCGGTTGACAAAGTAACTCAGTTGGGTTACGGTTTTCATGATAACATTTATTCTTCTTATAAAGCGGAGAAAACTCACATGGCTGACTACTATTTAAGCGAAGATGATATTGTCGGCCAAGCTCATATGTGTCCGTTTCCGCAAGGGAAGGATATTTTTAATCTTGACGAAATAATTGACTCAATAAAAAAGAACAGTTCGGCATCAGGGTATACTCCTCCCCCCAAACAAGCAGAAAACCAAAACCCAATGGGTCAAGGCGAAACCTGCCCAAACCACTAAGGTTTATAGCCAACTTTCTTGGTTTTTGGTGTAATTCTTTTTACGATGAAGGTTGTAGACATAGCAGACGAGCTTTTTAGGGAAATAACCGAAGATTCCAATTATTCTATAGCTTCTATATCTTATTGGGTTCGTGCTAATATCGGAAGGCTAAATAGTCACATTAACACTTTTTTCGAAATAAAACCCGCTACTTTAGAAATAGTCCAAAGCACAGACACGAAAAATGATAACGTTTTAGTGGAATCTGAAATTACTATAGATGAGGGGGCTATCTTAAAAAAGATGTTTATGATTTATTTTTACGATAGGACTATTAGAACTAATATAGCAAATGCCTCCACTGACACAATCGTGCAAGTTACAGACCAAGGATCTTCTGTAAGAAAAATTAATAAAAACGAAGTTATCAAATCTCTTAGTTTTCTCAAAAAGCAGGAGTATACAGAGATGAAAGAACTAATAAGAGACTACAAAGCAAATCAAGTCAAGCCTAGGCAGGTTGTTGGCGATGATACCGTTAAGGGAGTTTATAAGACAGAAGTTTATAATTATAAGGTTAGCTAATGCCAAGCTTAATATCAGATACCGAAAAGAACAACTTAACTGGTATTTTTGGAGACATTTTTGATACCTTTAAAAGAACTATTACTGTACACAAAGAGCCCAAGCGCGTAGTAGATTCAATAAATACATCATCTTTGTTTGGTTACGGAGATCCAGCTAGCTCTATAAATTATACATATGTTCCGCAATCTGGAGTATATAGCGCAACGATTCGTTATAATCTAGACCAATCCCAAGACACTTTAGGAGATATTCCATCCTATATAGAAGAGGGTGGAGTATATATAAAAGTGCAAAGAGACGCAAGAGACTACATAAATAAAGGCAGGACAGAGAAAGTTACATTTGATAATAAATCCTTTAAAGTAGTATCACAAGATGCAAATAAAAGCTTTTTAAATAGTGAGTTTTTTGTATTTAAATTAGAATCAACTAAGTAATGGCTGTAGTATCGTTAAAAACTTTTTTAAAAAAAGGATTTCTAGAGAAGACCGTTAGAAATTCCCCTCAGGTTGCTGCCGTGGTTGACAAGGTGTTCAGGAAGAGAGTATATGGCTTGAAGGGGGCAGCTTTGGCAGATTTTGACAGGCACCCCGTAACCAAAGAGCTAAACCAAGGCGCTGACGGATCTAATATATCTGGCACTTTAGGTGGAGTAGGCAACCTTTTTTCTTTTATAGGCTTTTATTCTGCTGATAGGCCAACAGACCAAGTAAGAGAAGCATTGAAAAACTATTTGAATATTATGGGCGTGCAGACCAAGGTTCGTGGCAGAAAAGGCGTGACATCTTATAGATACGCTTTGAGTTTTCCTGCATTATCTTCTTTTGATGCGGCAGCTCAAATGCCATGGGAGGACGGAAATAGTTGGGTTAAGGGAGTTGAAACGGGCATATCAGGGTTCAGTAATTACATGTACCTAACAAGAGGGGATGGAAAGATGCAAGAGAGGTCTAGATCTGGAAGAGGTTTGCAGTCTAATAAGTCTATTAATGCGGGGTTCTTTAAACCAACTAAATACATAACAGAAATTCTAAATGAATACAGAAGGAGGCTTGCTCGATGAAGGTACAATACGAAAACAAGGTAATGAGTAGTCTGCTGTTGTTCATAGATCATGAAGTAACACAAAAAGGTGACGCCTACACCAACCACCAAAGTAACTTTTTTAAAATAGATAGCCTTTTTTCTGACTACTATGTTTACGCTTCTCCGTACAAGCAGTTAGTCTCAGACGCAGGAATTACTGGGTCTAGTACTCCTAATCTGCTTACTGGAGTTTATGTCGATGGAGATGGGCCAATCGGACCCGGAACTAGTGGGCTACATTCAATTAACAGTATGCAGGGTCAGGTATATTTTACCGGAGGAGACGCCGGAACTGACCCAATGAGCTCGAAGACTGTTAGTGGTAGGTATGCGATTAAAGACTTTAATGTTCTTCTAACTAGTATGCCTGAGGAGCAGTTGCTTTTTGAGACTAAATTAGTATTAAACCCTAAAACAAGTGATATTGATGTAAATAATGGAGTAGATCCGGCGACCCAAACTTATCCTGCTATATTTGTTAAAGATAACGGAGGGACTAACGAGGAGTTTGCTCTTGGCGGAGTAGACAATACTATTATTAATGCCAGAGCTATAGTTCTAGCTGATTCTTTGTTTAATTTGGATGCTGTATGTGGAATTCTTAAGGACTCAACAAGGAAAAGCCTTAATATTATTGAGCAGACTGATTTAAATTTAAATGCCCTCGGGGGTTATACAGGTGTAACTTATGACTATACAGGGGTGACAACAGGCGACTACTGTCTCATTGATGAGGTAAGAGTCTCAAAAAACGTAGCAAATAGAGGCGACTTTCAAAACCTAAATCCGAACGTTTTTTCGGCCTTTGTAGACTTTGAGATACACAATTATCGTCAGCCTAGAGCCTAAAAATTATTTCTCTTGTGTACATAATAAATGTAATTTAAACTAAAGAAGGAGAATTTAAGATATGTCAGCATTACAAGGCGCAGAAACGCTCAAAACCCTAACGGATTCCGTTCGCAAGAGAATCATATATCAAAGTGAAGCTCTGTTTGCGGGTAGCTCGGCGGCCCCTCAGTATCTACAAAGGGTCCAGAGCGCGAACTATTCATTTACTGTTCCTAGAGTGGACGTAAACCAATATGGCCAATTAGGTCAGCTGGAGAGAATTATCACAGAAGTGCCAACAGTTTCTCTGGATTATAGTTATGCTATAGCGGGAAATTTAAACGAAAAGATTATATTTGGCGACGATTCTGCTGCTGGTACAAGGGGTATCATGAACGGCATTAACACGACACCGGCTACCGAAAAACAATTATATCAGATCGCTTTAACAGGTGAAGGAAACGATTACATAGGAAACGGCGCAAGCGGTGTTGCAGTTAAAATTCCTAATGGATTTATGACTTCTGCTTCTTGGACCGGGTCCGTTGGAGACGTTCCAACTGCTACTATGAACGTTGAGTCTACTGAGATGATAATGGGAACAGCTGAAGGTAGTCCTGCTGCAACAGACGAGTCTGGAACAACTACTCCCAAGGTATGTAGGCCGGGTAATATTTCTTTTAACCTCAATGCCTCTTCGGATAGTACCCCTACTGGCAGCGGTAAGCTTCCTGTTTTGGGCTTTGATGTTTTGCATGTTCAAAGTTTCACTTGTAGTTTGGATATGCCCCGTGAGTCAATTCAAAGGTTAGGTGACAAATTTGAATACGCTCGTTTAATCACTTTTCCCTTAACTGGGACTTTGTCACTTGAGGCTATTGTTTCACAGCAGGCAGCAGACAACCTGAACGAGATCGTAGGAACAAACGACGCCGCATCTACAGATCCCGGATATGATATTGATGTATCTTTGGGTAAAGAAGGCACTGGAGGTACTAACGGACTTCAGATTATCATGAAAGACGCTAAGATCGAAAGTCATTCCATTAGCTCCAGTATTGGAGCTAATAAGTCAATAACTATAGACTACTCTGTCGTTATTGATGGTGGTGGAACGGCCGAGGCTTCCGCAAATTCAGGTATGTTCCTTAAGCCTATTACTTAATATAAATTCAGTAACATTCTTTTTCTTTAAAAACATCCCGGCGTAAAAACCGGGATTTTTTTGTTGTTTTTCGTGTAATTTAATATAACTTCTTGACATTATGAAGTTGGAAAAAGGCTCAACTGTGAAGGATATTATATCTTTTCAAGTTCATAGGAATATTGTAAATCTCTATAAAAAGCACTTCGAGGTTATAGAGGATCTTCAAATAGAACACGAGTCTTTCGTTTCTAAGCTTAAAAATGGCACGCTAGATGAATTGTCTATCGACGACATAAACTATTTTACTTCTGATAAATATGACCATATTAGGAAGAGAATACTGGATTCTGGCAACGACTGTATTAGGGAAATAGAAAAAACATTAGATTTTGTTGATATAACGGTAAAAGAAAATGAGTGAAGATAAGTTAAATACAAAAAAATGGCTTTATAATTTTAAAGTCCCACGTAAGTACACTAAGACCGTCAAGGAAGAGAAGACGGACGAAAACGGTAAGAAAATGACCATCAGCAAGGAGGAAGAGGTCACCGAGGAGGTAGAAATTTTACTTAAAAGGCCAAGTCGTAAATTATTTGATGAGTGCAATCTCTTTTATTCAGTAAAGATCTCAGAAGGCGTAAAGGCCGGGCTTTTGACCCGAGCCATGATTAATAAAAGATATAAGAATGATGGAGGTGGCCTATCCAAGCGAGAGCAAGAAGATTTTAATAAGCTTTATTCAGATCTTATTCTAAAAGAAAAAGAGTTTCAAGCTATACAGTTAAACCTGCAGGATGATAAAGACATTACTGACGAAGATAGGCAAGAAAGGCTTTCTGGCCTTGTTGAGGAGATGGAGCAACTTAAGGCCGATCTAGAAAAATATTCAGTTAGAGCAGAGGATTTGTATGAGCACACAGCCGAGTCTAGGGCAGCTAGGCTAACTAATATGTGGTGGATGTTATTTCTAACTTATATAAAGTTTAAAAATGACGAAAGGGGAGGCATAGATGATTACATGCCTTTATTCGCAGGGAAAACCTTTGAAAAAAAAGTAGAGTCCTATGAACTTGTTGAGGAAAGAATAGCCGAGAGTGAAGATAGATTTATTAATTTCGAAGCAGAAGTCATTGAGAGATCTGGGTATCTTCTGGCAGCTTGGAACGGTGGGAACTGCAAAGTTTATGAAGACTTCGAAAGAGTAGAGGCTTCCCTTAATTTCATAAGAGAAGAAGTTCAAAAAGACGAGACACTTCAAGAAGTTTACGAGGATAAAATAAAGTCATTGGCAGGTATAGATGTGCCTATAGATGCGCCCAAGGACGAACCTGTGGACGAACCTGTGGGCGAGCCTAAGGACAAGCCTGCAGAGGAACCCGTAGAGCAAAGTGAATAATGAAGACCCATTTGCAAAGTATAAAGACTTATACAGGGATATAATATTTGGGTATACTTCTGACAGGCTTGAATGCAACAAAAAAAGAGTTTATGTAAAACACTTTACAGACCTAGAGAGTGGTCGCTCTGAAAGATTTTACAAGGAATGTGTAGACCTCGCAAGAGAAAGGGGTCTAAAAACAGAAGAAGAGTCTGTAGATTTTCTAATAGAGGAAGATCTATGGTCTAAAGATAATGAGAATAGAATAAAAGAACTAAAAGAAAAAATATCTCATTTAAAATCTTCTAAAGAAAAACTAATAATAAAGTCTCAACTTTCGCTAATAGAGAAAGAGATTAAGCCCTACGAAGACGAGCTTTACCTATTAAATCACGAAAGGTCTGAAAACATTGGTATAACTGCAGAAGTATTTGCCAACAAAAAGGTCAGTGAATCCACAATACGAAAGTCTTTCTTCAGAGACCCTGAATTAAAAGAGCCCTTTTATACTGAAGAAGAATACGATTATATAGACCAAACAGAGGTAAACCAAGGCATAGAAATCTATACTAACATGCTAGCAACAAAGTTTGCGGGAGATGAAATAAAAAGAGTTTCCGTTTGTCCTTTTTTTATGAACACTTACTACCTTTGCGAAGATAATGCTTACTATTTTTTTGGCAAACCTGTTCTATATTTAACAAATTTTCAAATAGCTTTAATGTCTTATGCTAAAAATTTTAAATACTTAATGTCGAATAACAAGCCCGCTCCCGAAGATTATCAAAAGCACCCAGATAGAATAATAGAATGGTATGACATGCAGAGTAAAACGGCCAACGCGGACGACTACGGAGACAAAGGAGAAGCTAGCGGAAGGTCTTATTTTGGAGCAAATAAAGACGAATTAAAAGCAATTCAAAAAGAGGGTGAAGGAGAGGTGAATTTAACAGAAGAGGTTAAAAAACAAGGTGGAGAAATGAATTTTGATCAAATACTTAAGATGCATGGGCTATAGCGTATTTTAAAGTGTAATTATTTAAAACTGTGAGGTTTAAGGTATGGCTACAACTGCAGGATCTACTAGAATTAATATCGATCTAGCCCTAAATACTAGAGGATTTAGGCCACTAGGACGAATAAATGGACAGCTTGGGGAATTTGAGAAGTCTTTAGACGCCTCAAACGCTCGTGTTTTGGCTTTCGGCGCATCTGCTGGTGCAATACTAGCGGTGAAGAAGGCCTTTACAGCCACGGTTAAGGCCGCCATAGAGGTGGAGAAATCCCTAAAAGACATAAATGTCATCTTGCAGGTGTCCAGCGGAAACCTACAAAAATTTGGTTCACAGCTTTTCAAAATAGCATCCGATACAGGACAAGCTTTTAGTGTCGCCGCTGAAGCAGCAACGGAGCTAGCTAGGCAGGGCTTAGGCGTAGAAGAGACGCTAAAAAGAACTAAAGACGCACTTATATTAGCTAGGTTGGCTGGTATGAATGCCGCAGACGCCGTTAACGCCCTTACGGCCGCTTTAAACACTTTTGAACAGGTGGGATTGAGTAGCACCGTGATCATTAATAAACTTGCTAATGTTGACGCGGCTTTTGCTGTTAGTTCGGAAGATTTAGCTAAAGCTCTTGGTCGAGTTGGTTCTGCTGCAGTAAGCGCAGGGGTAGATTTAGACCAGCTTCTTGCTATCGTAACTACCGCCCAGCAAAAAACGGCAAGAGGTGGCGCTGTTATTGGTAATAGTTTTAAAACTATATTTACCAGAATTCAAAGGCCTCGAGTTATTAAAGAGTTAGAAAACTTGGGTGTTCAGGTTAGAGGTTTAGAAGGAAGTACTCTTCCGGCTATTAGAGTTTTAGAGAACCTAGCCAAGCAATTCGATAATTTGAGTCAGTCTCAAAGAGCTCAAATCACAGAATTAGTTGGTGGTGTTTTCCAAGTCAACGTGCTTAAAGCAGCCTTAAGCGACTTAAGCAAAGAGCAGGGTATATATAATAGGGCTCTCGCGATTTCAGCTGGGTCTTCAGACCAAGCTTTAAGAAGAAACGAGGAATTAAATGAAACTTTAGCGGCTCAGTTTCAAAAGACTCTAAACACTTTCAAGGAAGCTGCCGCTGAGTTAGGCACTTTAACGTTAGGCCCTGCTATGGAAAATATTTTCGGCGCAGTAAATAAGACTTTTGAGTCAGCAGCAGGAGATACTGACCTTGCCAAAGCTGGCCAGTTTATAGGGAAAACAGTTTTTGAATCTATTGGTAAGTTTATAGGAGGCCCGGGTCTATTAATTATAGGAGGTGTTCTATTTAAGACTTTCGCTAATCTTGCTACATTTGCCGCGGATGCTTTTAGGACCTTAACGGGTTTGAATAAAAACTTCCAAAACCAACTTAATTTACAAAAACAAATTTTTGGAGTGTTGAGCGAGAACCCGGATTTGATGAATAGGATCAGAACTGGGACTTTGTCGGTTGAGGATGCGCATAGGCTTGTATTAGAAAGAATAAATGACGAGACTAGCGCTCTAGATAGGCAGCTTTTAGTTTCTCAACAGATAGCTACTTCTTTGTCTGGGTCAGGAGTTGGCTTTTCTGCTGATTTTGGAGCAACGGCAGGAGGAACCAGAAAGTTTGGCCCAAGGCCAAAGGGCAAAAGTAGAGGGTACGTACCTAACTTCGCAGATGATGAGCTCTTAGGCATGATGATGGGCGGCTATTCCAATAGCCAGCTATCTAATCCTAAAATAAGAAAGAGCCTTATACATGACGGTAGAGGAGGGGCTTTTTCAGCAAATACTAATGGTCATGAGAGTATAGTAGATTTTACTAATGGAAAAGGCAAAAAAGCGACGGCTGTTGTTCCTCCAAAAGGTTCCGGAGCTCACGAAGACTTTATAAAAGCTTTATCGGGTGGATATGTACCTAATTTCTTTAATATAGGCGGCAGGAGTCTGACTGCTGCTGGTGTTGCTGCTGGCATAAGACATAAAACCATTACTAAGCAACAGGCCAGAGATGCCGGATATATAAGCACAGCTGATAAAAAAGCGAAAGATGCTAAATCCAAAGCTAAAAAACAAGAAAGAGAGCAAGCAAAAAGGCTAACAAATACTTTCGATGTAAAGCAAAGATTCGGAGGGTTGGCTTTGTTTGGCGAGAGTGGGACTAAGCGCACTATACCTGTCAAAACAGCTGAGATAACAAAATTAGCAGCTTTATCAAGGAAAGATAAAGGCTTAAAATATCCTAGCACAATATACTTTAAAAACTTTCAAGAAAAATCCTTCCTAGGGGAAGTAAAGAGTAGGGACAATAATAATGCTTTTTCTAGACTAATCAAAAAACACATGGCTAAACCCATGGAGACCATAACTAACGAGTTCGCTCAACAGATGGGGCTTAGGGACGATGCCCCCAAGGTTACTGCTTCAAAAATAAGTACAACGGGCAACGCTCTTTTCCCTGTGGGCGCAGAGGGGTCAATATTTGAAACCGCTATAAGCGCGATGACAAAAAACGCCAAATCTTTTGAGGCTGGATTAGGGGATAGTCAGCAGGCCTTATGGGACTTTGAGGAATCTGGTAATGTTGACGAGAGGTTTAAGAATAAGTTTGGCTACACTGGCCTTCTGCAAAAAGCAGATGCTAAAAGAAGTTTAGACGCAGGAGCTTGGAATAGTATAGGTAATAAAATATTTAGCACTTTAGTAGACAGAGGAGGCAATCCTAAAAGCACTAGCTCACTTGCTAAGCAGTTAGCTGCTTTAGCGAAGGGCGGCAAAGCTGGTGGCTTTATACCTAGTTTCAGCGCGGTTCATAATGCTGTGCAAAGAGAGAGGTCTGCGGGGGTGCCTATGAATAAGATTAGGGTTGGCGTCCATAAGTCTCTTGCTTCTGGCTTAAATCCATCTGGGCTAGGCGTATACAACACTAGAGATGAACCTAGCGGTTTATCTCAAGGCATAAGAAGGAGTTTAGCGAGAGGCCATAACCCAAAAACTGCTGGTATTCCGAATTTTGCTGCAGAGGCTGCCTCAGACACTAAATCTCAGAAAAATATAAGTGCAATGATCAAGCTTCAGGCTGGTTTATTTGCTGCTACGACTGGTATAACTGGACTCAAAAATGCGTTAGGAGATGCCACTGAGGCAAACCGTAACGCTAGGATAGGGTTGAATGTCTTGGATAAGTCGATACAAGCTCTTATTATGGCTTTGACTGTAAAAGAGTTGTTTTCTGGGACTAAGATAGGGGACAAGATAGGGGGTATGTTTAGCAAAGAGGGCGGCAGTAAGGCTATTGGCAGCATGTCCGGAATAGGAAGAGGAATTAAAGATAAGATTTTGGGCAAAAATGTTGCAAGACAGCTTCAAGGACCCGGTCTTGTAGGTCCAAAGTTCGGCCCGGGTGGTGTGGTAACGGGAAGAGTTGGAGGATTATTTGGTGGGGGAGGCGTGGCTAGTAAAGTAAAAGGCTTCGCTAAATCCCCTATGAAAGGGTTAGCCGGAATGGGTAAAGGAGCTATGGGCGGCATGGCAGCAGCAGGTCCGATGGGAGTTGCAGCTGGTGGCATACTTCTTTCAGAAGGCTTAAATGTGCTTATTGATGATGTTCTTGACAATGCCAGTAAGGAGCTAGATTCTGCAAATATTGCATTTAAAAGGGTGACCGCGGCAGCTGAGAAAAATATAAACTCATTAAATGCTTTTCAGAAGGCCACGAGCCAAGCCGCTGCCGTTTTCGGTGACTCAGGGGCTAGCGTGAGAGATGTAATTAAGGCGAACAAAGAGGTGCAAAAGCAAATGTCGAAGCTGCCGGGTCATATGAAAGCCGAAATTCAAGCTGCCGTTGATCCAGCAGAAATGGAGGCAGCAGTCCAGAAGGCTATAGAAACGGAGCAGCAAAAAAAGCAAGACGTTACAATAAGAAAAGATTTAGCCCAAGAAGTTAAGAATATAGGAAAAGAAGGCTTCTATGCTGTCTCTGAGCCCGGAAAAATGTGGGACTCCATGTTTAAAAGTCAGGATAAGGTAGATCGAGAAAGAGGAGATGACGAACGCACTATAAGGGGCATGGCCCAACAGGCTACTCAAGGAATTTCAGATGAAAAGTTCATGGGAACAAGCAACCAGTCAATCCAAGACACAAGCACGCTCTTAAGCAACATTGCCAGCACTACAGATACTGGAGCGCTTTTGGGTATAAACGATCTTGAGGGAGACATAAAAAAAGCTGGAGTAGCCATGAGGGAACTTGGCTATAGCGAAGAAATGATAAGTTCTTTCCAAACAGCTATGGAGGGTGACTCCTACCAAAGGGAATTAGTCGCTGAGCAACTAAGAAACGAGATACAGCAAAGAAAGCGTGATGCAGACGCTAATGCCGCTTTAAACAGAGAGAGAGAAAAGTTATTGCGCATAGAAGCTCAAATGCAAAAGGAGATAGATCGCAGCAGAAAGACCTTAGAGGTTGAGCAAAAGATTAGAAAAGAAGCTATGAAGATAACTCAGCAAGCCGCTGGAGTCTTTCTTACCGCAACAGGCAAAATAGACATGGCCACAGCGAACAAAGTAGCGACCATAAGATCAGATAGAGAAACCGCATTTGGACAAACAGTGGGTTCAACCGCTAAAGCCCTAGGAAAATCTAGGCTTACTACAGGTTTGTCGGGAGACGCGCTAACAAATGCCCAAGGTTTACAGAGCGAGGTTCAGTCAGTTATTGCATTTGCAAGAGACAAGGGCGTGGGTTCTTTAGGAGAGGGAGCCTTGAATAGCCTATTAGATAAGTTGACAGTAGAGAAAGACGCCGCGACTAGTGAGGCTAGGAAGAGTGGTATAGATAAGATGATAACTCAGCTTCAAGCTTTGAACGACTCAAGTGTTAGGCTAGAAAGTGAGATGGCGAATGAAATCAAAGCCACTAGAGAGGTCGCTGAGTTTCAGAAGATGGCAGCTCGACAGGCACAAAGGCTAAAAATGTTTGGGGGTAGCGCTGCAGCTGGTAATCCGGCCGCAATGGACGGTGTTATCTCTAGGTTGCGGGGGTCATCTATAGCAGGTGGTATAGCTCGTAGGACTGGTAGTGCTTCAGGGGCAGACGCGGCAGCGGTAAATAGATTTAAGGCTGTAGCTGAGGTACATGGAGGAGAGCTTCCAGAACACCTAAGGGCAAAAGCACAGGGCGCAGCTTTTAGGGATAGGCTAAGAAGTATGAGAAATGTAAATTCTATGCTGGCCCCCGGAGAAAGAATGGATGAGGGAACTATGAGAAAGGCTGCAGCGGAACAAGCTCAAGAGCTTTTCAAGGGACACCCATTAGACCAAAATACGGAAGCTGTTAGAGAAAACACAAATGCCATGTTGGACCTTATGAAAAAAGGCCGCGAAGGTCAGGTAGACATAGCTAACAAACAAATAGAGAACGCTGGGGTAACTCAGTTTACAAGAGACTGGTTTGACGAGAATAAAAATAAATTTACTAGAGACGCAGATGTGCAGTTTAATAATTTAAATAATCAAAATAGAGATTGGGATCATTTTCAGGACATTATGAACAGCGGAATGTCGGGGGAAGGGGATAGTTGGATACCGGGACCACTGGGTAAACTTAAAAATAGATTGGATGCTGGACTGCAACTCCCGGGGGCTAAACGGAATCTTGCTGAGTCGACCCAAAGAGGCAAAGACATGGCTAAGACAATGGACGCGGGACAATCTAGAGGAGCGCGAGGAGATATAACACTAACTATCCCGGAGGGTAGCGCAGATAATAAAAAGATTCAGGCATTATTCCAAAAATATATGAGTCAGCAAAATTTCAACGGGCAGTCTCATGGCGGTAATCAAACAGCAGCAGCAGGCGCAAGGTAACTATGGCTAGTATCGACCTAACAAATGCAGAGGTTTTAGGCTTTTCTCAAGGAGCTAATTATGTAGACGGAGGATCTTATCAGTTTGGGAGAACTGTCAGTCTGTCTATTACTGCTTTTATAAAACCTCCTAATGGCTCCGAAATTTCAAGGTTTACATACATAACGAATCAAGAAAAGGCAAGGCTGGAAGAAATTAAGGCTTCTGGCTTTGTGGATAGTATATCTATAAATGGAGAAGTTATACAAAATGTAAAAATATTATCTTTTAACTTTCCTGCTACCGAAGCTTCTATTGAAGATCATATTCAATTACTAAGAGTTAATATGAATTTAGAGTTTTATCAGGCATTTGATAATACTGATTCTTTAACTCTTTCTGATCCAGATGTTAACAAAAATATAGGTTTTCTAGAAGAAAGTTATGTTAAATATTTCGACGCGTTTAGTGAAAATTTTCAATTTAATATTAGTGACGCAAATGAATACAGCTTCACTCAGAGCCTTAGCTTTTCTTTAAGGAAAGACAGCCCTACATCCATAGACTTTAAAGACAAGGTAAAAGAAATAGCCTTAAAGGCTTTTGACTTTACTGGTAATGCTGCCGCGAAAGTTGGTTTTATAGATAATAGATACGCGGACTTTATAAGGACTGTCAAGGGCCATGGTGTATTTAATGAGACGCATGACGCTATATCAAATTCATACTCCTTATCTAGGAATGTCAACTTAAAGAATGGGGTATATAGGGACGATCAAAAAGATGAACTTTGGTCTGCTGACTTTTATCATACTATTGCCGTAGACTCTTCCGGTTCGGCAACTATAACCGAGACAGGTTCTGTGCTAGGTAGAACAGACATTTCTTTAGAAGATGAGATAGAAAATAAAAATGAAGACGTTTATGAAAACGCTTTTCAGGGGTATTTGTCTGTAAAAGAAAAAGCATACACAAGATGCCAAAAGACCTTAGAAGAATTATTAAAATCTAATCCAGATTGGGTTTCGGGTGATTCAGAATGGAATGACTGCGCGGACTTGACAAATAAATATGTCTCGCTTGGTCATACTATAAATAGGCAAGCAGGCACTGTAAATTATACAATAGTATTCACTAATAACCCAAGAATGCATAAAGATGCCATTTTTGAGTACAGTATAGAGGGGACGAAAGATAATAATAATATAACCTCGGTAACTGAGTCGGCTAGCATAGTGCCGTATGACCAAAGTTCAAATGCTGAATTTGATCCTAAGACGATGTATAATGACTTTGCAGTTTCTGGTGACATAATTAGTAGGCTGTCTCCATTATTTGATTCTCTGAAGGTGGCGTCATCTACATCTACTCTTAATCATTCTGTTAATTTAATAAGTTCTTCTGTGTCTTTCCCGGCCTATGGGAAGCAGGTGACTTATTCATTTACCTATTCAGATGACCCGTCTTTAAGAAACGAGACTTATATAAGGAAACTAGAAAAGTCGGAAACATACCAAATGCCGGTGAACCTTAGGAGCTCTGTTGTAGCGGCTAATATAAAAGAAACTAATTACGACGCAGACCAAACCTCAGAAGGGCGTAAAGATTTATCTTTTGATTGTGTCTTCAAAAGAAACCCAAGTAGTAACAAGATAAACCAAGATCATACAAATTATATAAAGACAGCGGCTTCTAGCATACTTACTTCACTGAAACAAGAAGCTCAGACTATGGCCTATGTCACCTCTCCTCAGGTTGCTAAGGACGATCTTTCTTGGTATCCATCTTCAATGAGTTATGGCGTAACCTCCGGTTATTCTTTTGATTTTTCGTTAGGTATGTCGTTTATAGATAAGAAGGGCGTTATGCCCGGGGCTTTGGAATACTAATGTCTAATTATGTGCAAAATGTGCTTGTTAAATATGGAGATTTCACGTTTCCTGCCCCTACACCTTTCGTATCAAAGACTTTCGATAATGAGTTCGTTGGCGGCAACTTATGGTCAACAAGAGTAAGCATAACATTAAATGGCAAAATAGCTCTCTTGCCAAAAGATTCAGAGGGTTCAGGAAATAACTACTTAGAGCTTCAGGCTAAAAGAGATAAGGTAGCGGCCGCCTTCGCTGGCGCGCTAGGAAAAAACTTTTTAGATTTTTCTGTGATTGGGGGAGGTGCAGATTTTCTGCTTAAAAATTGTACTGTTGACAGTGTTTCCTTTTCTGAGTCTAAGTATGTTGGGGTTGTCGAGTACAGTATTGCTATATCTGGATTTAAAAACGATAAAGATTTTTATTCTGCTAATTATGGCGTAACTCAGCCAGCTGACTCTTGGCAGTATACGGAGGCGGGGGGAGTGGTTAGCGCTACCCATAACGTATCTGCGACTGGAACAAATACTAGCAGTGGAGGTTTAAATAACGCGTTTAGTAACGCTAAGTCTTTTGTTGATGGTAGAAAAGGAACTTCTAAAAAAGTAAACTCTATTTTAATAAAAAACGTACACCCAAATTCGTCTATGATACTTACTTCAAGTAACGAGACGGTAGATAGACTGGGGGGCAGATATTCAATAACCGAGGTTTACTCTTTTCATAACAATGAGTCTTCTCTAGCCAAGGGGGAGGAAGCAAACTTACCCGCCATCCAAACAGAAGGCTGCACTATCAATTATTCTGCTTCTTTTGATGTAGACCAACAGGCTGGGTTTATAACCGTAAATTTATCGGGACAAATATTAGGAAGTAAGGACAGTTCCGTGACTTGGGAACAAATAAAATCAGATTTAAAATCTAGGGATTTTTATCAACTAGCTAACAAAGCTTACAAAAGGTATATAAAAGGAACTGGTGGTTTAAGGGCTGGAACACCTTATAACTCAGAGTTAATAAAGACTCCTGTTACTTTCGGTATAAGCCCTAACGAAGACGCAAAGACAATATCTTTTCAAGTGTCTTACGATAATAACGAACTTTTTTCTACCGCTAAGATAAGAAATGCTGATTCATACTTTAACTATAATTTAAACTTCTCTCATGACAATGTTAGTGACATAATTACGGTCCAATGCGGTGGTTCAATACTAACAAGAGGAGCCTTGCACAAAAGAAATAGAGACGGCAAAGTTCTCTTAGACTTGATGTTAGCTGATAACCATAAACTAGTGAGAGACGAAGCGCAAAGATACTATTATAAAATGTTTCCAGAAAGAGTTCAGTACGTTTTGTCTCCTAGGGCAAACAGCCTCTCTGTCTCTCAAGACAAGTTCAATGGGACTGTGAGTTATAGCGCAACCTTTAGTGACCAAGACTTTCCTGAGAACAGTAAGCTAAATAACCTAAGTTATAGCATTTCTGTAGATCCGCCTTTACAGTCTTATGTTTCTGTACCGTCTTGTTTAAGAAATGGGCATTCTTTGATTTATAATTTAGAATTAAAAAAGAAAAGAGAGCATACTGACATCAACACCGCTGCAAACGCCGAGGAAAGAGCGCAGAATTCCATAAACGAAGCCAGAGATGAGATAAAGTCAATAAGCGATAGTTTAGTAACTTCTTTTGTTGATGGGGATGTCAAAAGACTTGTTTCAGAAAATAAAGTAGAAAACAAGCAGATTTCAAATATAACATACAACAGGACCTTTAGTCACGAAAAAGTTCCTGATAACGTAGAGCTGAATAGGTTGGATAATTAGTAATGAAAAAGGATATACTATTTGAATACGCAGTTAAAGCAAACATTGCAACTGGTAATATTTCCGCCTACTACGATCTAAGTGGTTCTGTAGATACCGAAGACCCTAACGATAGAGACATAAACTATAAGGCTGTAAGCGGGGCTACTACGAATGTTTTTGATAATTACGTTATTTACAACAAGCTCCATGACACAGGGAGTCAAGTGCTCTATACAGGCGACCAAAACGAGTCGATAGTATCAGAAGATTTTAACCCTGCGGTTATAACAAGTTCCTCTACTAAGATAACTGGGTCTGGGTTTTTCGATAGTAGGTCGACATTAAGGTCTGTTTCGAATCTTACAGGAGACAACTGGACTTGTTTTTTGGATTTTTCTGGAGACTTATCTTTTAGAAAGCCTGAGCTTAACCAGATTATCCTTTCCACAATGCCAGAGGCTAACTCTGAGTCTGGGCTGCATGTGGGAATAAATGGTTCAAACAGATTGTACTATGAGTATGTTTCCGGTAAAGATGACAGCAACAACTGGGAAAGAGAAACTGAGACCTTACCCAACCATTTAAAAAAGCAGAACGTCATGTCTGTCTCTAAGAATTCAGAGCTGTTGGAGGTTTCCCTTCATACGCCTGACCAAGGTTCTTTTTCCATAAAGACGTCTCCTGACAACTTTACTAAATCTCAAGATTTGTATTTTGGAGGGTTTAAAGACGGAGCTAGTTACAATCATTTTTTTACAGGTTTTTCTGGGTCTATAAATACTATAGTGCTGTTTAACGACTACGTAACAGAAACAAATAGGAATACATTTTCTGAGGCTTACTTTTTAGATACTTTTACCCCTCCCGGTTTTACAACTGGAGAGAGGACCACGAAGCAGGTGACTGGCGCTGAAATACAAAGCTTGGCGTCTGGTTATGGCATAATAGGTTATGAATATAAGAAAACCGGAAACTACTCTAACGAAGTAGGGGAGGTTATGCCTTTTTACACAAAGTCTGGGGTCGAGGGTGTTGTTTACCAGAATATATTAGTAGACCTAACGGGAGATGTTAATATAAAATCTATTACTGGTTTTTACGCTGGGGAATCTTCCGAAAGAGATGCGAGTTATGTAGATACGTGCAACTCTGTGCCGGGCAAAATAGTATTTAATAAACTCCTTACTTCAGATGACCACCTTGAAATACATAATCACAAAAGGTTTCTAGAGACTATAAGCCTAGCGTCAGATAGCCTTTATAGCTTAGCCACAATAAATGTAGGCAATACTCCGTTTGAGATAAGGGGCGTTGAGTTAGAAAGCAACAAATTCTCTTATGTAGAAGGTACAAAACAGCCAAACATACAGTTTTTTATAGATGGAGTTTGTAAACAGGAAGTATCTGGATTATATTCTGTTAGTGATATTTATAATAATAAAAACTTTTCTGATTATAAGGGGGATTATTTTATAAACGATAACGAAGCAGGCTCCGCTGGATCAGGGGGCGCAGACGACAGAATAAAAAATAATAAATACCAAATATTCCTAAACTCTCATAACGACTACATAAACATAACAGAAGACGATGTAATTCTTTTTGATGTAGTTTCTGGTAATTCTATTACTGGTTATTATGACGGTACAGATGCGCACTATACGGGAGAGTATTTAAATAAAGATATATATATCAATGGGCAAAAGTTGACGTCTGGAACAGACTATGCCCAAAGCACCTACAACGGGAAGACATCTTATCTATTAGACTCCTCTGCCATTAACGCAGCGATACCTGATGGAGACTTGTTCTTTGTGCCTCAGGCTACTACCGACTTTGATGTTACAACATATAATGACGGGGGTAGGGAGTTTCCAGTACCAAACATATTTTTCGAACAAGTTTGGGTGAATGGGATAAGACAAGCGCCCGGAGTAGACTACTATAAGTCTCCTACTAATACTTTAATAAATTCATCTACTCCAAGCTTAGAGAATAACTCTTTTGATTTTAAGATTGCGAATAATACTATAGATGTATCCATTAACGATGCAATTAAAAGCAGCTCTGATGGCAAGGTTAGGCAAAAAGTTTTTTCTTTTGATTCTGAAGGAAAAGAGAACCTGTTTATAGATGAAAGTTAAGTGTAAAATAATATAGGAAAATGGCAAAAGATAAAGTATCAGTCCCAAGTATACAAGTAGGCTTAAATGATCCCGGATTAGCTTATGGAGGAGTAATATACTCATCAACGGCCACTGTCGGCTACAACGGTTCTGCTACTCAGCTTTCTATAAACGTTGCTCTAGACACGGCTACAAGTTCAACATATGGAAATGCAAACCCAAGAGACTTTAGCATTACAAAAAATGATTTAGATTTAACTTCCCCAACAGAAATAAAATTCGCTAAAGTTCCATTTTTTAAAAATATGTTCTTGTCTTCTTATGAAATTTCTAAAGAAGTTGAAGATAAAATTTTAAGTCTGACTTATTCGGACGGTTCGGTTTTGCTGGATAGGGTGTTCGTTGGTTTAATACATGAGCATTTCGAAGTAAACCCAAACAAGCATGGAGTATTAAATCTTGTTGAGTTAAATATAAAATGCCCTAAGAAGATAGAGCAGAGCACTGAGGTGGGCTCTTATCCTGAGCATGCAGATTTAGCGAACCCCCATAAACAAGATGAAGTATATGAAGTCTGTAGTGCAACGGAAACCGTGACTGGATTAAGAAAAACATACAGAAAACTAGCTAATCCCACGGGAGACCCCAAAGTAAACTATAAAACGTTAAGGCAGGACGAAAGTAATATTTGGGCTGGGGGTTATATAGTCTTAGGGAAAGAGGAATTCTCTGAATCTAAATGCGCTGTGAGAGATGTGTCTTATAGTTTCAGAGATCTAATATCTGCAATAAGGTCTTTTGGCATATCTGTGAATTTATCCCGTTTCCCTAATAGAAAAAACATAGATCAACTTACCAAAAACTATTCGGGTACTGTAAGAGACGTTATGCAAAATTGGGGGAATGACTTAGGTATTACCTTCTATTGGGATTTCTCGAGAACGAAGCCAACGCTGGCAATAGTAAACTTGGCGGATAGATCAATACAAGATAAGTTTGAAAATGCTATAGCTAGCATAGATGGTTTAGATAAGGGGCATGGGTCAGATTTAATAAGTGGCTCTGATATAATCATAAATTCAAAACAGCATACTGTCGACCTGAACGGGACCTACTCTCAGGCTTTTTCTTCTAATTTGACAAGAGGACCATCTGCACAAGAAAAGCAAAAGACTTTTTCTAGTCCGGTTATTTTTGCTTGTCAAACCTTGAATTCCATAGCAGAGGAAAGGAAGAAGGGGCAGGCGGTTGAAAGGTTTATATCGGGTAGGCGGTTAGATGATTATTTCGTTAGTATGAGCCTTAATAAGTACGCTAAGAGCGTAAGGGATCCTTTCTTAGTGAGAAAAGCAATCCAAATCGCTGACAACAATAACGAAATATATCCAGAAGCAGAGGGGTACTTTAGAGCCTTAGGTTTCAGAGAGGTTGTCCCTCTTACTTTTAGTAATTCCGGTTCAACTGATAACGTGGTAAAGCAGGTTTTAAATCATGTTCAAGGGTCTTTAGGCTTGAGTCAAATATTTACACAGACTCTACAGAATATAGATATTCATTATGGAGACGGCTATAAACCGGAATTTCATGTTTTTCTTGCTGTTTATGATGAAAGTTTAAAAAATACTGCTATGGAAATTGAGTCGTCTGTGGCCGATAATTTCCTAGGCAAGCATTATACATTAGCCGCTCCGGCTGCTGAGTATTTTGAATGTAATCCTAATTATAAAATATTAGAAACTCTAAAAACTACACCTAACTCTGAGTTTTACGGGCAAAGCCAGCACTATAAAACACCTATGGCTAAATTTTTAGAAAGCATTAATGAGCTTAAAATAGATGGGCTGGTCCAGATCGGCACTTTATATCAAAATGAAATTTATGATGAGACTAATAAATTAATAGAGGGGTTTGTAAAGAAATGCCAAGAGGGTAACCCGCTTTTCGATGACGATAGAGAGAGGGGCTTTTTTCATTTTGAAAGAAACGCGCCTTGGTTTGCTAATCAAAGAGATATAGATAATTTATTAAACCCTTATAGGATGGCTACAGATAACCCTGACTCATCTGGCATAAAGTATGGTTATGTAAAAGATACGATTCTCAACAGAGTTAGGGCTGACATAATGGCCCCTTATCAGCCGTTCATGTACGACGTGCCTCTTGAGACGGCACCGGCAGTAAGAAGGCTTCTAAAAAATCAAGGCGCTGTGGCAAACATGCTAACGACAGGGCCAAGGGCTCAGCTTTTAAAAATGTTAACTGTCCTAGATCAGAACATGATGCAAGGAAACAAAGTAAAAGTAGTTGTCTGTATGATGGGGGACAGAGGAGATGCGAAAGAAGATAGTCCGTATAGTATAGGGGATATTATCATAACTCCACCTGCCCCAAAAAGAAACACTATAGAAGAAATAAATGCTTTACAATCTCTATGTGATAGAGCTAACAACACGTTAAAAAAAGACACGGAAGAATGCAAAACTACATGTGAAAACGATTTTATTGAAGAGATGTGTTCTAGTGAAATATTAGGGCAGGGTAAGCTTAATTGCGCAGATTTGGAAAACATAAGAGACTCAGCTTTTAGTACCGAGATAAAGCCAGATAACGATGACCAAATAAAGGGTTGGTCTATTTGCTTAACAAGGAGAAACACTGATAAGGTTAACCTTTTAAACGATGCAGGAACTGCGTCCGTTAGCACATGGCTTCCGGGTCGCCAGTTGTTATATAGCGACGTAAAAGAGGGTTCTGTCGATGCCGCTAGGCACTTTATAGTCTCGCCTAGCCAGTATGGACATAAAGGAGTTTTAAGATACGAAAGAAACTTGACGGTCACAGATTTTGGGCAGAGAAAAGTTTTTGATGGACTGCATCAAACTAAACCCGTTATTAAACCTACAGTATCATCCGTAAGGTATCAAACTCAAGATATAACTCAGGACATTGTCTCTGTATATAACCCTGATAATAGACAGGGAATCGTAGAGGGACAGATACCTATCGATGTACTAGCTCAAATAACTGGAGAAATATCGAACGACAAAGATAATGAATATTTAACGCTGCAGTCTATTACCGCCAGCAACTACCATAATCTTCTTAAGACTAATATATCAGCACAGCAGGTGACAACCCCTAGGGAGTCAGTTAATTATAAAATATACTTAGATGAATCTTCTGGGCTGTCCGATTTGATAGGCTATCTAAAGCAAGAAAATGGCTTGGACGGACTGTCCATAATGGCGGATGCAGGGGGGTATTACCTTAATGTGCAGTTTAGTAATAGGCCCCCTATGAACCCAAGTCTTGATGTTTTGTTTAGAATGGTTAAGCCGCAAGCAAAAGCAGCGCAGCCTAAAATGTCCTTTTATAGATCAATGTAATGAAGATAAGCAGTTTCAAAAACAGAAGAGTTTCGACGCAGGACGATGACAGTATATTGTTCTACGATATGGATGTGTCTGTCGATAATCTTACTGGAACTGCAATGTTTGGGGTATCTGGTTTTGTTGGAGAGACGAACAACTCTTCAAACTCCAGAAAGCTTGTGTTTACTTTAAAGAGCGGTAGGGTGTTTGACCCTGAGGATAGGTGCGTTTATTCATACAAAAAAAATAAAGATATAAATTTTAAGGGTACATTTCTTACTGATACTTATGATTACTTTATTGATAATAATTTAATATGCTCCAAGGGCTCTAAAACAAATTTTAAAATTAGAAATTTCTTTTTTGATGTAGACGGAGTTTCAGTAGATTTAAAAGATTTGGATATATATGGCAAGAAAGGCTCCATTACTTTATCTGACCCCTTAGAGGTCGATGTTTACCCTTCTTCTGGTTCGTCTGGGTCATCTGGAGGATCTGGTAGCTCCGGACCCTTTGAGGGAGACATTATAACGTTTTCCGACGCTTTAACGTTTACTTCTGATGACGGTTTCAAGACTAGTATACTATCTGGTCAGGTCACTACTAGCTCTAACATTTTTGAATTCGACAACAGCTCGACCAATATAGATAGCTTGGCTGACGTAAACGGAAACTCCACTACAAAGGATTTAAAACTCAAAGCGAAGCAAAATTTAGCAATACAAGATTATCCTTTGGGAATGGACTTGTATACAAGTTTTGGCAAAGTCTCTGTTGGGTCGCTGCTTTCAGCAAAAAAGGGAGATAATCGTAGCGGCATACAGATGCAAATTGAACCTATTGATGGTCCTGCACGTTTAGAAGGGTCTGTAGAGCAACAAATAGACTTGGAGGGATCTTGGGCTGATGGAACAGTCGTAGATGGTGGAGGTCAGGCAAAAGATATAAGCGGTGTGTTTCCTTTGAACTATGACGCTAGTTTTACTGACGAGCCGGAAACGTCAAACGGGCTACCTTACAAGGTGTATTTAGAGCACATTGATGGAGACCACTCCAAGCAGTACTCTTTTATAACAGGTGTGGCGTTGAGCGGCAGCGGGGTGGGATACGCTAATGGAGAGGGAGAGAGGGACATAAGGTTCAGGACTGGCGATCAGGGGACATATGGCTCAGATGGAGAAGCTGGGATGGCTGGAGCAACTTTTGGTGAGTCTGTGAATGACGAGTTTATTGGGTTGGTTTCTGACAGCTCTGCGCACGTATCAAAACTAGTAGAAACTTATGCTAGTTCATTAAGGACTAATATGTACCATTCCGATTCTAGTAACGGAACGTCTTCAGCGTCTGACTTACAAGGTGGAGTAAAAGGTTCTTTTTATAAAACAAATGACGGATACTTACTGCTTCAAAGACAAAATACTCCTGACATTGTCACTATAATGCCAGCACCTGATGGAAATAGTGTTTCGTTCCCAACTAAAGAGACAGCTTCTGGTGTACCTGTTTTATTCGACTATACTAAGCCAGCTTCTGATTGGAAGTTGTTCGTAGGGCCAGATGAGGACAATATGACAGAAGTACCAACTGGTGAAGATGACGCTACTTACAATTATTACAAAGACTTTACTACTGCTGGTTCTCTACCTCTTATAGCGGTGAAAAGCAAGAACTACGTAGATACAGATGAAATGGTGTATGATTTAGTGGTAAGTGGAGCGGATGGCTTTATAAGAAAAAAGAGACTAACTGTAGGGCCGTCCTTTACGGGTCACATGTATCCAGTCTCAGCAACTTTATAATAAAATGGGATGGCGTAATCAAAAACCGGAAGTAATTCAAAAGGCAGTCGTGGTAGACCCACCGGGTTCAGATGCTGTTGACGAATGGAAGTTTATAGGAGTGGAAGGATCAAAAGAAGGAGGAAAGATTCCAGTATGGCCAAAAGGCTCTAGAAAATCTGGAAAAAAGTTCCCAGAAGACGAAGACCATAAAGTTATGTACGTTAAGTTCGCCGACGATGGCCTTTGGAAGAAAAAGTTTTTAATTACTGTTCCTGCTCACTTCTTTGATACTACTGGAAAGTTTAGGGCTGACCCTCCTTATTCAAATGATGACCTTATTTTAATTAAGTATACTGGAGACGGGAGTACTGGGTGCGCTACCCATTGGATAGATATAAACATTGACGAAAGAGGTGGCGGTGGAGGAGGGGGCTCTACTGAAGAAATTGGATGCGCTAAATGGAGTTAAAAAATGTTTTTTTATTCTAATGTTCCCCTTGTCGATAAAAAGAAATGTCCTAGTGCTTCAAATCATAATAGGCTAGCAAAAGAGTTTAACAAAAGGCTCACTGGCCCGGGTCCGGCTTCCGCTTGGAATATATTCTTTTATGCAGATAGCATTTTTCTAGGACCAAGAAATACAGCTACACCCGGAGTTCCCTTAGGTGTTAATCCCCCAGAGGATGAGTGGTGGAAGACTTACTATAATATAGAGCAGCCAGCTGTAGAATCAGGGTGGGAAGGGGCGAACTGGCCACAAGCCTTAGCTGGGACTCCTCAGGGAGCCAACGTAATGAACCCTTTGAATGCTTATATATTTGGTAGGGTTACTTATGAAAACAAAAGAATTCCGCAAATGGGTCCTTGGGCTGAGGGTAATTTGTTCGATAAATTAGTCGAGTCTTCTAGGGCCGTACATGCAAACAGCGTCTTTTGGGCAAATTCTTTCAGGCAAAGAGGGGCTTTTAAGCCATCAAGCAACTATAACTCAAAAAAGCACAAAGAATGGAGGGGCGGACTGGGAAGATACTTGCCCTCGACGAGAGATCCTGTTATATTTAGCAAAGGTCTCTTTTGGGTAGGAAGATCTTCTGATCATTTTTTTAATGAGTACGCCAGTCAACACGTTTATATGCGTTATCCTCCAGCTGTTTACGCTGGGTCATATGTTGATAGAAGTACAAGCAGAGTAAAAACTCCCTCGCTTGGGATATTAAAAAGAAAGAATGCGACCAAAGATATACTACAATGGATTCTTTGGGTTTATACTTTTTATTTTAGGGGGAACGAACAGCAAAGGAGTTTATTTTGTGAGACAAAAACTTGGGACGCTCCTGTTATAAATTTTATAAGAGATGCTGATAGGCCATATAGAGGAGAGCAGGTCTATGGGGAGAGAAGCGTCAGAACCTCTGGGCCTTTGAACATATGTAAGGTAGGATTTGATTTTTTTAAGTATCAAACAAGGCAAAATATCTTTGCTCCAGTATTGGGAACAAAATTACATAGAAAAAATTCAGATTCTGACGATACGGATGTGGCCACGGACAGCATGGGTTATGCTAAGATGGATCAATATAGGCCTGTTTTAAAATTTGAAATAAGCTCTGGAAATGAGAGTAATAATTGGGGTGCGCATGAAGGTTCAGCAAGGACAGCAGGCAGTAGAGTACTTGAAAACTATGATGATCCAGAGGTTACTACTGGGGATTTTCCATATGAGTCTGGCGGAGGTAAATGCTTAAGGTTTAAGGGTAACCATGGGTACGATGAGAGCGAAGAACCAACGGAGCCACCTACAAGTATGTTGTTTAAGTTCTCTAGTGACTATTTTTCTGGAATAAACTCTAAAGAAACTTTAAAACTTGGCAGGCTAATGTCAGGCAAGCAAAAAAAAATGAGAGCGCGTCCTTGTCTAGCTGGCTATTACTTACAGACTAACGGGTTAACTAATAGCAACTTTAGATTTGTCTTTCGTATTTGGAAGGGGAAAAAAGTTATACATGAGACATTGATATATAATAAGTATTCATACAAGGTCAATGGAAATGCGGGAAAGGTAGCAGAGCCTGCTTACGTCTATAATAAAATGTTTTATTTTAAGAATCCAGTTACTTCTGGTGACATAAGATTTGAAATAGTACCTTTCACTCGTGACCAATCCCCGACAATGGGCTCTTATCCGACAGACAAAGGGGGTTTTTCTAGAGGATTGAGTACACAAGCTATATTTGACAGTTATAACACAAGATACCAAGAGCACGAAAAAGATAAAATAATAGCTTTCGGGGATCCTTACTCTAGTGTTGTAGACTCCGCAAAAGAATTGGTCTTTAAGGCTAAAGACAGCCCTACCATAATTCCAGCTAATGGTTCGCCGGATGTTGGACAGTTTGTGTCAGTGACAAGAGAGGATGATGGCGGTCAACCCGTACCTTCTTATCTAAGGATAAACTCATCAGAAACTGGTCTAAGCACAGGAGACATGGTTAAGGTGCTAAGAGAAAATGCTGACGGAAAATATACTGATGCGTATGCTAGTTCTGGTAGAATACTTTTTTTAAACATCTCCGAGCCTGATGATGAGGATGATCCAGAATACGGGTTTAAAAAGGTATACTTCGGCAACCGCAGGGACAGTAGGCTTAAGAATAAAAATCCGGGAGCGAGGGATATTAACAGATACTTCGATATCTATTCATTTGCTAGTAATCACATAAAAATACAGAAAATGTCAGACAGCGAGACTTTTAAAGCTACCTTGGAACCTGCTATATTACTAAAACAAAGACCCACTTTTCAAGACGCGTACTCGCTATTAAGGGTTGCCACGGCTAAAAAAGCTGGAGACAGCAATAGCCTTTTGACAATGGCTGGCTTTGATCCTAAAGGTATGGATCAGGTTGGACATGGATTCTATGAATCAAATAAGGTTTTTGAAAATTATATAAAGTATGGATCAGGGGCTAATATAAACGGAGGAGAAGTTGTAAAAGCTTTAAGGCAAAAAGTAAACTATAACCCTTTGTACGAATCAGCTAGAAAATTTATCAGTTCATATTTAAGAATGGCAGACAGGACGCACCTGATAAACTATAGAGTAGAAAAGGGCAGGGGAGTCTTATATTTCAGGAGATTTAACCCTCATATATCTAAAAAATCAAAGTCAACTATTTTAGATAATATGGAGCCATCCATAGATCCTAGCGGAAGATTTCATGATGCTCTTTCTAGAAATATAGATAACTTGCCATCCACTAGGTACAAGCCTATAATAGCCGGGGTTAGGTATTATATGCACATACCAGTAAAAGGAGGTAAGATAAAATACAATGGCAATGAGTACGGTCACGGATCAAGGTTTACTGGCAACGTTAGATCTTCTTTCTTAGAGAGTACAAGCACTATAAATATAGACACCGTGAAGCCAGAAGTTGGTGCTTACGAGATAGACGGCATAAGAGAATCCGTCCCTTATGGTTATGAGACCAATGAGTGGGTTATGTTTATGAATAGTGTGCATTATAAAAATGGAGGAATATATAAGCCATCAATATATGGCGATATAATGGGATTCCTTAATAATAGATGTCACCATAGATCGCATGAATACGAAAGGACCATGGGTGAAAAATATGACATGATAAGAGAAGAGTTGATGAGAACTCCAACATTAACAAGTGGGCATAGGTATATACCGGGTCCTCGGCTTCAGGTTTTCTTATCTAAAAGCTCTAATAATTATAACTATATTTTCAATACTAACGACCCTAAGACTGGTAATTTGGATACATATGGTGTTATAGACTACATAAAAAAATATAGAGCGTCCTGTCCTCCAGTAAATAGAAGGCCATACAAGGTTAAAAAGTGCACTTTAGTTCACCCTTTAACAAGGAAAAGCTTAGAAAATTCGAAAATTAACCCTTCTTATAAGAGGGCTTCGGGGGGTTTTGGAGCTAGGGCTCCTTCGGATATAATTAGAGTTGAGCTAGACAGACCTTTATCTAAAACAGGAAGACTTAATGTAGGCTCTAGGGGATATCGTGCTGTGAGTAGAAGCTCGCTTTTAGAAGAGCCTTATAGGACAGATGAAAATGCTGTAATTGAATATCTGCATCATAGAAATCTTGGTTACGAATGCAAAAGGATGATGTTGGGAGATTACGGAACCTCTACTGAAGTACATGAAGGGTCGGGATGGAGGCCTCAGGGGGCTTGTTATCCTAGGTTTTATTTTTTGAAATTAATACCAAAAGTAGGTAAAGACTCTTTGTTGGACGTAGCGCCTTATGCCCAAATGGATTTTTACATGAGGGCTATGGCTGGGGAGTTCGTCGTGCCTTTCAGGTATGATAATTCTCCTTATCAGGTTGGTTCTACAAATTGGAAGTTTAATGAGCTAGCTTCAAGATCAGCAGAAGAGGACCCCACGGCATATTATTACGTTGATCCTAGGGAGATCTCTGGGCGTTAAGGTGTAATATTACTTAGGAATAAGGCATGGCAAAGGTAAATCAAAGTAATCTGAACTTTATAAAAGATGTTTTTGGCTATGGGGACGACGATATCCATCAAAATTACCCAGAGTACAACTACAGGCTCAGGCTAGCTGGCTTCACTGAGTACAACCCTTATATTTCTGAATACCCTCAGCTAGAAGACGAGAGCGACGAACATTATAATGCTAGGAAGCTGACTTCTGGAAAGTATTTTGGCGAACAAGAAATACTAATAGACAATGTTTTGTGGTCTAATGAAACTGTAAATGGTTTAAAGGTAAATAGCCAGTTTTTCGACGGCAAAATACCAAAAACATTATTATTTTTAGAAGAGTGCAAGCTAGTTAGCGAAGAACAAGAAGATGGGACTTTCGTGGACATGTACGAGGTAAAGTCTAAGTCTTTGAACGAGCAAAATAAAGTAAAGAGCCATGAGCCTCTTGTGACCTTTCAGGTCGATTTGCCAGAGTCAACTAAAGACGATGACAAAAACGGGTATTTAGTATTTAGAAAAAAAGACGTAGTCACGAAGATAGATCCAAGTGTGCCTTTAGGGGATGACTCTAACTCTCTTTTGCCAATAAGTTCTGGTTGGGAGCAGATAACAGGTTTTTCTAGTGTGGATATAAAAGGCTTAGTTGACGATGCAGGCGAAGATATAGCTGACAGAATAAAGGCGGCCGCGTTCATTGATAATAATACTTTTTACGACGAAGAAACAGACACATCTTCCTACTCTGGCTATGAACCTTTTACTAACGAAACCGAAACGAGATACAAGGTAATAGATAGTGGCCTATATCATAGCCCAACTAAAGATAATGAACTTACTCAAAACAGAGTAATAGACTTAAATTTAACATCCCAAGGAGCTTCTTATTTTGCGAATGGGGAAGAGGCCTCTGGGCAAGCCGACAAAACATATACTTTAGAGCGAAAAGTTTCACGAGAAAGTAACACAGAAGATTTTCCGGCTAAATGGGAAGTTATAGAACATAACGCTACTTTTCCTTATACAGACAGAGATGATCTGAGTGACTATAAAACAACTAACGTAAACTTTAGGGTAAGCGGAATCTATAGTACAGTTGAGACTACTGGAGACAATGCTTCCGAGGGGGAGAACTACTTTGAAGTTGATTTATTTCCTGACTGGGGTAAAAGTAACAGCCAAACTTCAGTAACTAATAGACAAGAGACCGCAGACTTGGTTTTCAGAAGTGGAGAGTTCTTGAAGGTTATCCAAAGGTCAACCAAAAAAATAACTAGCACTAACCCACATGTCTATGATCAATATAACTCTATTGATGTACACTTTAGCCCCTATTCTACTGGGCAAAGTGGCTGCCTTACAGGAGTAGGAAACGAAACCGGCTTTTATGAGTTAGAGTACCAACTGGTCCCCCAAAAAAACACAGCCGAAAAGCTTTATTATGAAACCGGCGAGGGCCTTGACGTTGGGGATAGGGTATATTTAAATACGGGCAGCTCTACAGAGGGCATAGAGTCGGATGTTTTTGGGGGCTTGCCTGCTGTGTTGAGCGATCAGGCTAATCTGACCGAAAGCACTGATCCCAACACGTTTTCTGAAGACGGGCTAGCTTCTTACTTTATAGACCTTGGTAATCATATAAGGCCTGAAAGTGTGCCGGAGAATGCTTATAGTGGCTTTGGTTATTCCTACTTTAACTCTGGAGAAGAATATCTTGTTGTTCCCAAAGGGGGGTATAATACAGTAGGCTCAGAAGTATATACTACTCATTATTCAGCGGGAGAAACTACTAAAACTTTTTTTCAGGGAGAGCAAACTGACGACATTAATGCTAATTACGCCCTAACAGAATATAGAACTTTTGATGATAACCCACTTACTGAAGAAGAATTTTTACATAAAAACGAAAGAGGCGTAAGAATTTCTGAAAAATCAATATGTCTAGGTGATTCTTCAACAGACCTAAAAGACTATTTTTCACCTCATCCTAGTTTTATTTTAGATCAAGATAGACGACAATACGAAACATATAACACTTTTACAAATGCGAGCATATTAAATATTGATAGCGAGAATGGAGAAGTAGATATAGCAAATTTAAAAACAAATAAAAAAGAGTTTTTAAATGGAGTAAATTTATTTTTTGAGAAGAACTATGTTGCTTCCCTTACTGTTTTAGCAACGGGCCAAAAGCAGGACATAAACTCTTTAGCCAGCTTTATGGAGAAGGAGAAGAAGTATTATATAGAAAGAGACATATATATAGATTCTGATGTATATAGTCAAGCTAACTCTATTTCGCCTACATTCACATCTTCTGAGTCGTCTGATAATAGAAACCCTTTCAGTGTTAGCGCGGCAACCCCTAATCCATTTTCTATGGGAGAAGAGAAGCATTATCTTACGCAAGTTTACCATGAGGACCATAGCGCCTTTCCTTATAATGATTACGATTATTATAATTCACAGCCAGAGATACTCGAGGAGTATACTTACCTGAATAGGAAGGACTCTATAATTTCTGATTTCTCTGTTAACAACATAACAGAAGCTAGGTCGTATTATCCCAATAAGTATGAATCTGCTATATTTTCGACAAGCCATAAAGCTCTTCCAGAAGAAGGCTACTCTATTTTAATGAATACTGGAGCGCATTCAGTTTGGCCCAATGGTATAGATGTAGGTAACTACGCATCAAATAAAGCAGATATATCTTTTACTGGTTTGAATCCGGGTGCATACTACGAAGTACAAAATAGAGCTAGCGCTGCCTCAGATTGGAAAACGGTCTCTCCTGCTGTATTGGCAACGACAGAAGGAGAAAAGATAACAGAAAAAGATGTTGTTGACCTAGAGAGCGATAGTCAAGCAAATTATAGAATCTTAGAGTGGTTCCCTAGTGCTGTTATGCTGAATTATGAGGGTATTTCGGTACCTAGCGAGACCCCAGACTCTCTAATATTACAAAGTACCGCGTCGTCGAATAGGGTTTATGATATATCGAAGCAAGAGCACTCCATAACAAATTCAAGCGTAACTTCTTCTGTTAATCATGAATTGGTGTTTGGTGGCGGCTCTTCATTGACCATATTGCCTCATCGTTCTTTAGATATCCAGAAAGGTGAGTTCTCCTTGGAGTTCTTTCTAAAGAGCTTAAATGGAGACGGTACTATATTTGAAAGACAGGGAGCTATAAAGGTATATATAGATACAAACTTAAAAGTAGACTTTAATGGTGAGACTGTTATAAATTATGAAATTGGTTCTATTGGAGCTACGGCTAAACATATAGCTATTTGTAAACATGTTGTTAATCGAAATCGTGATTATGGTACGGTTTCTACTATTAGTTTATTTGTTGATGGAGAAAGGGTATTTAAAGATAAAGAAATAAGCTACAGTGATTATTCTTTTATTTCCACAAAAGATTTAGTTATTGGTTCTGGCTTAAATGCCACAATTTCTCATTTAAGGTTCTACTCTGGTAAATCTATTTATAAGGATGTTGATAAGTTTGATATTCCTACGCCTCCGTTTACGTCAGAGAGTAGCCCAAGGAAATACAAAATATTAAAACTTAATTATAACAGAATCAAGGGTAATTCAAAATGGATAATAAATAAAAACACTTTTGATAATACAAATCCACCTTGGGACTATCAATCAACAGATGTAGTTGAATCAGACGAGACTACAAAACACTCATATGAGTGGTTTTCTGAGGCCTCCAATAACCAAGATAATACAAAAAGCAGAGCCATGGTAAATTATTTACAGCGCTATGCCTATAGAGCGCCGAATAACCCCCATATAAACAAAAATTATGATGGCACCCCAATAGAGATAGAAGAAAATAAAGCTATAGACCTTAATAGTAAAGTATTTCCAGAAACATATCACTACAGAGTGAGGCGGGGCGGTTCCGACGGGGCCAGATTTACCGCACCCGCTCCATATTATTATGAATACAAGGGTGATAATGAAATTTTCAAAATAAGGAATAGTAGAAAAGGTGGCGAAGATAACGCTACCATACCTAGTTACTCCCAAAAACATGGTTCTTTTAAGAACGGCTCAAGATTAAGGGTTACTAAATATGTCTATAGGCTATATACAAAACACGCTGTTGTCGTTGGGGACAGTGGGTATAAAAACTCAAGGTCATCTCAGCAGGGATGGAATTACCAACTGCAATATAAGGTAACAGGCGAGGACTGGAAAGATGTTGACTCCACGGAATCTTACCAAGATTATATAGTCTTTATGAATGAGGATGGGACTTATGATCCTAATTCTTTTGAGAACACTGATCATTCTTTTGTTTTGCCTACTCTAATAAACAAGACTAGCATAACAGAAAAATACACCCCAGATCAAATAAAATTTAGAATAGAGAAGAGGCAAAATTTAACTATATCAAATGCAGGGACGGAAGTCGATGTATTTAAAAAATTAAATCCTTTACCTATTGAAGTAAATATACCTGTTGGCGGTGCCCTGTTGGATTTAACCCAAAAGGCTGCGTCGGATACTGACTCTAAGCAAGAAGGCTATTCAACTTTCGACAACGCTACCGACTTGCTAACTGTAAACTTAGACTCTACTCAAAATTATATATTACAAAAAGATGTAGATGAAAAAATACTATTAAGTTCTGATATAAGTGATGAATTAAAAGTAAGATCAATAGAAAGAAACGACTTTATATTAGACAAGAGATACTCAGAAACCGAAGCCGACTTGCAGGATAAGTTTTCCGATGGTGATAGCGCTTATTCAGTCCTTGAGGATGGTAGATCTTATACAATAAATGGTCTAGACAAGTTGTTTATTTATAAAGATGGAGCATCTTCAAAAGAAAGTTATAAGAGTATTGTTGGGGTAGAGCCTAGCGGAATTGAACTGTATAGAAAGGAGAAGTCATATAAGACAAGCAATTCGGTAGGCACCGCGGAGACTATCTCTGGATTAGATCCGAGCCAGACAAAGTATTTCTTCACTCCTGATATAACTAGCAGCCACTTTGACGAGCTTCAAGGGATGACTGACGACGCTTTGGTTGATTTTACAGCTAAGTCTTTTGTTACTGGCAATAATGAAGAAACTGTTTCTACAGGTATAAGCAATATAGCTTTTGAGCCTATACATAAATTCAGAACAGATATAATGACCGGCAAGTTTACGGTTGATGCAAACGACAATGGGAAAACCTTCTTATGTTCTGGGGCGAATGCTAGTGGCATAATATCGCATGGAGGTGATTATAGCTTTGATGTTTTTAATATAAGCGATAACGCTATTGAGTTATTTAAAACAGAAGCGGATAGCTTTAACAGCCCTGTGCATACCCTAAGTCCGACTGGTGGAATGGAGTTTTCTTATAAAGACTCTTCTTTGACTAGCGGCCCCTCCACTGGAGTTATAACCCCTTTACCTTCTATTGTCAGCTTTGATGATAACTACTATGAAGGAGAAGATGGAGAGCCAGAAGTGTTCTTAATAGATGGCATTTCTGGGTTGGATTTGAGCGCCGGGAACTTAAGCTCGAAGTCTTTGTTGGTTAATATTTCTGACAGAGACTGTGCTGTGGCTGGGGCTTCTCTCGGCTCTATGTCTGGCATGCTCTTTGATAGTGATGCAAGTAGATCCAATCTTGTTGATTCGGGGGTCATAGTGGTGGACCACGATCAAATAGTTTTAACTAGCGACGATTCAGGGCTGACGGGAGTAATAAATACAGATTCTACCTTAGTTCTGCCTTCTGGTTTTAGTGATGCTGAGCATGTTACTTTCCTAAACTCGAAGAACGAAGAGGCTAGGGTTATATCTGCTTCTGGATATGGAATAAATGAAGGGGCGGGTACGGAAGCCAAGTCGGTATACTATATACCTAAAAACGAGGCAGTCAAATTTACGCTAGATGGCGACAACCTAAACTCTAATATCAAGTGGTCTGCGTCTAGCGTTGATGTTGTTAAATACAATCAATTAGAAGTTTTAAGTAGCATTAGTGATAATAAGGTTTTCGTTCATGATGAGGATGTAGACGTACTAGTTGCTTCTAATTTTTCTGGTAAGACGTTTAGTGTTGTTAGGTCTCAGATAGATGACATAGACTTTTCAGACCTTAGAAGCCAAAAGACACCTATACTTAGAGTGTTTGTTGGAGACAGGCTTATGTATTCAGCTAAGCCCGGAGTTCTTGGGGTAAAGGTTACGGAAAGCGGTGGAGTGTTTGATTTTGAAGATATTGATGTAATATCAAAAAACATAATCTCCATAGCGCCAAGTAGCCATGGTAGGGTCTTCTGTCTTTCTGGGTCCGGTGAGGAAGTGAATTTCTTGTTCTCTAATGATATTTACGCTGGTAACTTTGAATTTTTCTTAATTACAAACAAAGCGAGGTTTGATTTGGGTATGAATTTTGAGTCTCAAGGTAATGTATATAAGTTTAATGATCAGGAGGAAGGCGGGGAATTTTCAGAAACAGTTACGGGAATGGACGCTACCGTTATGGTTAGGGTTTCTAAGACAAAGAAAGAGGATGGAAAAGAAGTAGCTGGTGAGAAAAGATTTTTTATCGAGGTAGTTGGCCAGAAGGGCAAAGGCAGAAGAAGCTCTAATGTATATAAAAGTTCTCAAGAAGAAAACTTCAAAGAAGAAATTTTAATTAATAGGAGCAGGGGTCTAGATATTGAACTTCCTACCTTAGATTCTAGTTACGCTCAGAATGAGCCCTACAATGTGCTTTATATTAACGCATCTGAAACATCTTCCAATATAAACTACCCGGTAGAAGCGGTGTCTTCCGACGAAGGAACCTATAAAGACGAACAGTATTCTTTTTCTACTAAATTACATTACTATAAAAATCAAGAGGATTCTGTTAGCCCTTATGACAATTTTACATCGACAGATATATATAAAAGCCCTGACTCTAATAGGATAAAAAATGGAGACGTTGCTATTATAGACGGCTCGCTTGCTAGCATAAATCTAAAATCATTTTTAAATCCTGCGTTCAAGATTGTGAATAGATTTACAGAGGACACGGTTGCCGAAAACCTAGTTAGGCAAATATCTTGTGGTGCAGACAATACATTGACTTTACCTAACCATGGTTTAGTTACTAATCAAAGAATAAACTTTTCATGCGATAGGCTAACTAACGCAGATTACTTCTGGAAGGGCACAAAAGAAGAGCTAGAAACTGCTAGTAACACTATAGATGGCACTGCTTTAGTAGATGGAGATACGGTCATAACCGTAGAGGGCGGAAACTACTTTATTTATTCGTACAGCCAGACGGTTCTAAATACTCAGCAAGAGAGCTTTGTTTCCCCTGAGTCGGATGAGATGGACATCACAGATGAGGGAGCTCAAATAACCGATGTGAATAAATTCTTTTTCAGGGTTAATAAAGGTTCTAACGTAACTGACGTTGAAGCGGGCCAAATATTTGATTTCGCTGATGATGACATAACCTACGCTGATAGACTAAACGATGATGCTGACGGTTCTATAGCCAGCATACTTAGCTTGAGTTTAAACGTGGATTCTGACGATGGGTTTAATAAAACTCAGACTTACTTTGTTGAAGTCGTAGACGAAAATAGCTTTAAATTATACTCCAACAGAAACTCTGTCGAACCTTCGCTTTCTATAGCTTCTGCTGATTTTGATGCTAATAAATACTTCTTGTCTGATACATTTTATGTTACAGATGAAGAGTGTTCTAGGGCAGATATTATAAATTTAGGAGATCAAGATGAGCCGTTAAAGAATTTTGAAGAGAATCAGAACATTTTTGGAGATAGCCCTAAGGTGGATCTCGAGAAGGTTGTCGATCTGTTTGGTCATAGCAACGGAACATATACTAGCGGAGACTTGGCCCAGTCCGGGGTTCATTTTGCTACTGGGTATAATGGAGCTGCAGACGGGCTAAATATATCAAGCCTTTCCTCTTCTAGACATATAGTATCATATGATAAATTTCATACAAGATCTTCTGACTTAAGCGATCACAACAATGACTACTTTATAAATTCTGACCTAGAAGCTGTAGAAATAAACGGAACTACTGAGCTTAATAAAAACAGAGCATATAAATACTCTAGCTCTACTTTTAATGTTCAAGACCCATCTCTATCTACATCGGACATTATATATTATCCAAAAAATGAGATACATATACCAAATAGAAAGAGCCTGACTAGAGATCAAGCTGATAAAAAGTTTGGTTATAATTTTGTGTTCATAAAGCCGGATGTTCATAATGAAGATTTGTTGATAGTATTACCTTCCGAGAGCTGGGCGGGTAAGCTCGAAAGCGTAGCTGTGGTCAATATGCATAATAGGCCGATAACTGTAGTAGACTTTGATAGAACGGTGACTCAGGTTGTAAATGCAAACTCGGCAGCTTTTATAAATAATGAAAATTTTGATACTGTCGCTCAACATGCAATAGTAAGCAATAGTGCCAATGGTTATAGTTTTTCTGATAGTAGCGTACTTGAAGATGGCGTCTTTACTGTTGCTCATGGCGGGAAAAAAACAGAAAAGTATTATGCTTTTCATGAGGGGATCTTTGTGTTGGACTACTCTACCCAACATGATAAAACAATTTTTGTAGAATCTAACATAACATTTAGTTTTCCATATTTATATTCGCCGGATGGGGCAACTAATTATGTGTCCAGCGAGACGTATCAACCTGCTGGAGATGATAATAACTTTAAGTTCGAGTTAATTAATATATCAACAAAAAGAAAAAATGAGTTATATTTTGAAAAAGAAATATACCCCAAGGCTGTATACGATGTCTCTGTAGAAAACTTTGATACAGGGTCTGGTTTTGATGCAGATGCCTTAAAAACTTTTCTTGTTAACGGCGCTAATCAAAGCAAAGCCGATAAGACTAATCATGCTCAAACTAATTTAGATAGCGATTTCGACTATCATGTATTTGGAAAAGAGATTAAGCTTGACTTAAGCGTTTATTATAGGGCTATAACCTTGGATGAAGCTAAGCGAGCGAACTTCTTGTTAAATCCGCAAACGCCGATAGACCTCGATGAGTCAACTTATTATAGAATAGTGGGCGTAGGGGGAGAAAATAATTCAACTCTAACAATAGCCAATAATATATACGAAAACATAAAAATAAATTCTGTTACTCTGGTTGGTGACGGGCTAAGTGAAGAAGAGGTTTCCACTGAGCTAACCTACAAACAAAATTTGCAAAACAAAATATTAAACTATTTTGCTGATGAAAATCTAGGACAGTTTGTTGAGGCGCAAGAGCTAGAAGACGGGCAAACTACAACCATAATTACAACTGCCATAACGTCTAATTACTTAAATAAAGATAAAGTTTTAAGGTTGAGCGTGGGAGACATAACACTAATGGATCAGATTAAAGACTTCCATGTGTCTAGAATATTTGATAATCAGGGAAATATCTTTAACAGTGATTCAGAAATTAGATACATTGACATAGATAGAGAGTCAGATATAATACATCTCAAAAGAGAAAATGTATACTTTGATCTAGGGGTGTCTGGCGACAAATACTTTAGGTATGTGTTAACCAACCCTGCTAATGTATATTTACCTTCCAGAAAAGAGCTGCAAAGTTACCCTGAAGACGTTCATTTCCTTATTGCTAACGCATCTTGGGAAAGCTGTAATGTGATTTGTCCAGAGGGCACTGGGGTGATTGCTACTCAGGCCGTAGCTTCTAGCGGTGCTATAAAAATAAAATGGGAGAAGGCTAGCAACTCTTTTAGCGTGGTAGCTGATGCTGTCACAGTTACGGTTCTTGATAAGACTATCTTCTCTTGTGATTACGGCGCTTTTCTTGCTTACCAACCCAATACGTCTAGCTATCCTGTTAAAATACATAAAGATGCTGGAGAAATCAAGATTATAAATAATACCGCATCTACCTTCTATGTTAAAAACTTTAATGCGTCCAAGAGTATAAATGGATCCACTAATTCTTTTCCTGTATCTAAGTTTAGTCATACAGACTTCGAAGAGTATAAAGAAGATTTTAATATAAGTCGGAAAGTTAGAGATACTGAATTTGTTAGAATAAAAGATAGCGGCTCTTTAAACAAGAGTATATACGAGAATGGAGTAGTGCTTTTCGACGCTGCCACGATAAAGTCTTTTTCTATGACTGAGCAAGGCTTTTTTGCTACTAACTTTGTGCCCTTAATAAGGACAAAAGAATTCGAAGACTTTATGGAGGGAGGGACTATGTCTTACGAATTTGATCTCTCGAGGGGTAGTCTTTTTACTCTAGAGTATTTTGTTGTAAACGAAGCGGGAACCATAAAGAATATAAACACTTATAGGCCCTGCTCTTTTACCTCAGATGGAAAGAACGCTAACATTGAGAAAGAATGCTTTTTGTCTGAGTTTATTTTGGACTCATCTATAAATGATAAAATCATAATGACTAATAGGGAGTATGATTATGTCATGAAAAAGACTAATAATGTTGCATTTTCTTTATTTAGTCGCTTTGATGAGGGCCTCGGTGAAGGGGTTAAGATGTTTAGGCTTGACGACTCGGGGCACAAGTTTGAGATTGATACAGATTCAGATGACAATTATCGTGATTTATTAAAAGCTTCTGATTTCGAGGTGACAAAAAGGAATATATTCTCTGTGAATCAAGCAGGGGAAACAATTAGCTTTCTTAATCAACAAACATATACTGATTATATAGATGAAGTCGATGGTACCTATGAAGAGGAAGAAGGTGAGGCATATTTGATAAAAACTTTTTATGCAAATAAAGACGAGTACAAAGGAAAAATAATAGTATTTAATAAGCCTTATTTAATTTCTAATAAAGATCCGGGATCCGATACCGTCTTTATAAACAATAGTAAGTTAAGATGTTATATAGACGAGAAATACTATAACAGGCACGGGTTCGAGGCTATCAGTGATTACCTTGAGAAGTCTGAGGCTTCCTATGAGGGTTTTTATAATATCGTTAATAAGCCTAAGTATCTATTAACAGATAATACTAAAATAAATGTTCTAAATCATAATGCAGATGCTGAATTTTCTGGAGAAATAAATGGGCTTAAAGTTGTAAATGCCTCCAACGCAACGTTAAAGTGTGACGGAAAAATAATTTATTCCTTAGAGGCGGCAACATACAATTCTAGCACAGACATATCTTACTCAATGTGCCCGACTGCACAAAGAAAAGATTGGTTCTTGAAGCTGGAGGGCATAGATATACCTCATCAAGAAAGAGATTTAGAGTATTACAACGAAAGGGAAGCCGAAGCCGAAAGACTGACTCAAAAAAGAGGAGCTAATACAGAATACAAAGGTACGAGATACAGATTTTCCAACATATTTAATACTAATCGATATGAACCTGAAAAAGAAAGATCTGGTTACGAGAGTATAGCCGAGCTTGATAGTAGATATATATATGGAGTAACTCTTTATGGCAACAAAAGGGGAGAAGAGAAAAAGATAGAATATGATGCTGACTTTACTGATTACGCTTTAAGTGGTTTGAAACTATCTTGGGATATGCCTCAGGATACCATAGCTTATTCCATGAACACCGGCCACGAGAGGCTAAGCTATTGCAAAGAGTTCGACGAAAGAAATGGTTTAGTCACGTTATCTGGCGTTGATAAAGATAGGATCTATGTAGTAGAAGACTTTGAAGAGACCTACTATAACTTCGTATACTCAGCAGTTAGGGGCGCTGGGACGGATGCTTACCCTTTTTATAAATACCTAAGTAAGCCGTTCGATACAGAAAATTTTGGGGAGTTGAGGTCTGTTAAGTTCCAGCCAAGAATAAAATATAATGGAGAATGGAAAAAGCCGGGAGAAAAATTTATTGGCGTTGCTGGGGTCACAGACTATCAAGTTGAATACATATATTTCACACAGCTAAAAGCTAGCCAGTTTATATCTGCTCAAGAAGACCTTAAACTTCTAGAGGAAGCAGAAAAAGAAGACTTAAAAGAGTATAATGAAGAATTGCTCAGCAAGGTAGATAAGAACACGGCTATTGGGCAGTCTAGTGGGGTGGTCTACCCTAGGTGGAGCAAGGTGCCCGATGAAGGGGTGAGTGAGTCAGAGTTTATGCTGGCTAAAGTTGAAAAGAAAACCACAAATGGAACCAATAAAGAATTAATACAAGGGAGAAAGCTAAAAGATATTCAAGGTTCTTACGCAGAGAAAGTTATCGAATCTGACGATGGAGAAGAAGTGATTGAGGGTCAGGGCTACTTTGAGTTCAAGATACCTTACGATAGTAGGTTCACTCATGTCTTTCAAGCTGCAGGTTCTCCGGGAATAGAAGAAGTGGAATTTGCGAATGAAGGGTCAGACGCATATAAAACCGATGGTTATTATCGTTTTAAGGTCATACTGGAGAACGTAGAGGTAGTCGTAGGGGAAGAAACAAAATCGGCGGTGAGGAACTTTCCCGGGTATGAATACGAAATAAAATCTAGCTTTAAGGTCACCAACAATACGGGTAAAGACTTATTAACGGTGTCCTTGAAGTCGGAAGACTCGGCCCCTTTTGTTGCTAATGATACCATCAGAAGCCTTAACTTGGATTTTAATACCGATGCAGGCCAAGAGGCCATAATGACAGACTCGGGTACTTATCACCAAGGATTTGCTAAGAGGGTGGCTATAGCTCAAGGGCACGCGAAGAAAACTTTAAAAAATTCTATAGGTCATTCTTTTATTCCTTTTAATAGGTATGGCCATAACTTTTATGGACTTTCTTTCGTTTCAACTTTAAATAAAAAAACCTATAGCTCCATAAGATTTAGGCTTAAAAAATTAATAGATAAGAAGCTATTTTTTGAAGATCTGAAAGAAGGACAGTCTGACGACTCTGCCCAAACGACAACTTACAATAATGAAAAAAGCCCGATAGCTACTTACTTAGACAGGGGGACTTCTGGGCTTAAATATAATTTAGATACAGAGGTAAATTCCATATCTTACCATGACGTAGCAAGGCCCGGGGGCGTTTTAAAAATGAAGTACCCTGATTGGGAAGATGTTGTAATTAGTAATGATAATTTAAAAATAAACAAAGAGCTTTCCAATGGAGACGCTATAGTGTTTAAAAATGACAGCGGAAGCATAAAGTCTGGGCAGCCATATTTTATAAGATTTGCTACTGCTTGGCAGGAGGTCTCTGAAGAGGTGAGCGCAGAAGTAGAAGTTTTAAGGATATTTACTACAGACACCAGTATAGATGGTTCTAATAAAATAGCATATGATGGCGGCATAGAAAACAATAGGTACAAGATAGTTAATTATTTTGATTTAAGTTATGTTGATGAAAATTCTCATAGATCTAAAACAAACCTAAATAGAAATGTATTAAAAAATATGTATTTTTATGGCTGGAATATTAAGAACTATGAAGACCCTGATCCGATCACTACCTTAAATTATCCTCTTGTGGTTGGCGGCCTGAGGCTGTTTTTAGAAGCTCCGTTAACAGAGGTTGGTGATGCCTATATCGATACTTGGGGTGGCAGAGGCTTAAGTGGGGACAGCCTTAGATTCAACCTTGAACTTTCTGCTATATCCAAAAGTTGGCATGGGGAAGATATTAATGCAGGAAGTTTCGCGGCGCTAGTTGGGCTTGACGTAGAGTATATAGGAGATACTGAATCTTATCCTAGTTCTCATTGGGTAAATGAAGATATATTCTCTTCTTATAAAAATGTTTTATATAGGACGAATACTCAAATAGAGTTAGTAGAAATTAACGAGGCGGGGGTTTCCAAAATATTAATAAAATTAGGTAAAAATAAAAACTATAGATATATTTACAAGAGTGAGCCTGATAAAATTACTAAAGTAACTCTAAATGGTAGCGATATTTCAGCCGGTCTTGCTGCAGAAGCAACCACAGGGGGAGAGGTATTTAATACTAATGAAGACTTGGTTATAGAGATGAATGTTAGCCTCGCAGAGTGGGAAGATGAAAAGGGAGATCCAGCGCAGCCTATGTATAGCCTTGGATCGTCGAATCTAAGTCATGCAAGCGAGGTCAAAAAAGCTATTTATGAAAATTTATGTATAGTAGAATTGGCGGAGTACGTAGACCCTAACCCGTCTGACGACAAATCCGAAGATGATGTTTATAAGGTGGAGTATTTCGACTACCAAATACCTTCTTTAAACTCAGATGAAGTCTTCGGGGCAGAGCATAGCACCCTTAAGGATGTTTTTCCGTCTTACGATACAGAGGGTTTCAGCCCGCTTTTATCTTATGGGGAAAAAGCGAACAATCTGGTTGATTATAATAATAATGGCTTTACGGCAAGCCTTATGTATGACATGGGCATGCCAGCTATTTGTGAGTATGTTTACTTAGACTTTGTCAATAAAAAACTATTATCATTTTCTATAACTAATTTTTGGGATGGGTTTGAGCATAAATTTGAGGGTCCGGGTCAAATATATAGAGTGCAGCCAATTGACTTTAAATATATGCTGCAAAAATCTACAGACGGCAACACGTGGACAGATATTAAAGAAAAAATACAAAAGAGGTCAAATTTTGCTATCTCAGTAGATGAAGAATTAGATAGTACTAATAAGTTTAGGATGAAAATAATATCTGTAACTATACAGTACAAGAGAGAAGACACAAGTATTGCTGTCTATGATACTGTTAGTTTAGATAAGCTTAGGGTGCCATTTAAATGGACATCTGCCATAAAGGGCTCAGACTTGGAGGATGGCGTCTACGATGCCTCTAGTGGCTTGTATATGCATACTATAAGCATGCCGGAGAACTATAAGATAGGTAAGTCTGTTTCATTTCCTAAGGATGGGTTTACTAGGTTTGGTGAGTTTAACTATGTGAAAGGGGGTATTCCTTATACTCGGCTTTACATGATTGACTTCACTCATTCATTAAGGGCTAATTATAAAGACCCAATAAAAAGAGGCGGTATATCAAAAGTTGTCTTAACTAATAGAGGAGAAAACTATAGAACAGAGCCAACTATAACGATACCTGCGCCCACTGAAGATGGGGGGACTCAGGCTGCGGCATCTGCCGTCATAGAGTCGGGTAAGGTAAAGCATATCGAGGTTGCAAATTCTGGGTCTGGGTATTCTGAACTAAGCTCTAAGACTAAGCAGTTAAGAAAAAGAATAGAAACCTCTCGAGCTTCTTCTATCCCTGTTCTACATCATACCTTAGAAATAATAAGCAATACAGAAAGAAGCTTGTCTTTCTCTAGCCCACTAGAGGCTTTTAAGGCTCAGTCTGGCTTAGAGATAATAGACGTTATAGTTACTAATAATGAGTCCTCGCTGCCTAAAGAAGTACAAGAAGAGTTTGGCTTGACTCTTAAGCAAACAGAAAAAATACAAGACTATATTAAAGACGAAAACAATGGACTCAGAAAGAGTAGGGATTATCCTAAAGTCGACTTAATTAAAGGGACGCCAGATAGTGATGATTGGGGTTTCATACAGGACATTGCAGACAATATACAGAAAAGAGCTAACTTTGCCTCGGAGATGCTTTCTCAAGTAAAAGAAGCCCAATCTTATGGTAGCGATTTTTTTGAGGAGGACTCCCTAGGTACGGAAAACGAGTTCGTACAAGGCTTGCATCAGGAACATTCCAGCGATGCAAATCTTACTGAAAACGTAAGTAGTAAAATTCAATTTGACGGCTCTGGCAACGCAGTTATATACGAGACTTTTCCAAGTGTTTCCTCTGCTTCTGCGCTTGCAATTGCAAACAATTCTTCTGTTGCTGACTACAGAGTAATAAATAATAAGGAGGCAGCTAAAGCTACCCCTTGGCTTAGTTCTTTTTCTAGATCCGATAATCCTGCTTTACCTAAGTCCTTTGGCATAGGGCCGGGGTCCGAAGTCTCTTCTGAAGTGTTTAATAGTTACGCAAGGGCCGTGAATTACCTAACTAAAATAAGAGTAGAGGCTCCTATATACGCAAAGGTAAGAAGATACAGACAAGTGCAATGGAGGTATATATCTAATCCAAATATGGCTGGGCTGACTTTTTCTGGCCTATCCGACTCAGGTGCGAGTGACTTTCGATATGGAGACTTAGAAAACACCTTTGACTACTATACTCATGAGGACGCTATATCCAAAGTTAACTTTATTACTTATATAGACCCAACTGATTCTAAGCTTAAGGTAGCTCATTTTTCTGGGTTTACCGGTGACGGGGTCGAGAATAGAAAGTACCCTAATAAAGATAGCGAAAATCCTGCAAATATTAATAGCTTCGATGGTGCTCCGGTCAACGCTAGCACAATATGGGACATATTTGAGGAATCAATGACCAAAGAAGGCGAGCTGAGGGGTTATGAAGAGTCTGGCAATAAACATCCCAAAAATATAGGCTTGCCCAATATAGTAAATATACCTGAAGAAATGGGTGTGCACTGTAATCCCCACGTAAAGGTAGGCGGGAGAATGCTTAAAGAGGAAGGGGTGCCACTACCTACACCTGTTAATAAAATAGCTTTTGCCTATGGTGGAGATTTAGTCTACTCTTCTCCTGTGTATGATGTATCAGATGACACGTGGCCGGTGCGCGAGAGGCACACAAAATCATCGGGAGAGATAAGCTACGAACGGTTTGGCGAGGTAGAGGGAAGTTCTCTTGTCGATATAAGAGGTTCGGAAGAATATATAAAAGCTGCTTACGAAAATCAGATAGTATTTGGCTGTCAGACTAATGGAAAACCTTTTTGGTCGGCATTTCTTAGGACTGTTAAGGTTTGGACAGAGTATGAGATTGTATCTTCGCCAGAATTTATGGAGAGTTTGCCGGAGGGTATAAGAGATAGATACAGGCCAGAGGAATCTAAGCTTAGATGCGAACTGTTCTTAAAAAGAGTTACCTGTTCTAATGGCGTAATAGGTAAAGTTGATAAAGCTTCTGGCTATCATAATATATGCAGCGATGGGGCGAAGAGTTTTAACAGAACTCACAGCTACGAAGAAACTTTTAATTTATCTGATGGAGATAATGTCATTGGGCCGAAGGTTTCAATAGATGAGACGTCTTCTTTAGTTCAGGCTAAAGCTAAGGATACTTTTGTTATTGAGCCTGAGTTTGATCTGAGTCTTGCTATATACTCTGCTAATGAAAGCATAAAGGCTATCAGGGCTGGTTTTCATCATCCTAATGACTACATTGGGCCTTGTATCCATTATTGTATGCCGGGGCAAGTTAAGTACCTAAAGGTCTCTAATGACCCTTTAATATTCGATATGAGCAAATGAACAAGTACGAAATAAACAAGTCTAAATATTATGAGCCTGTAAATGTTGATAGAAGCGGGTTCACTAATAGAAGTAGGTCTATTAAAAATTTAAAAAAAGAAGAGCCGAAAAAGAAGTTGCCGAGTAAAGCGAAAATGGTAGCTAATCTAGCAAAGAGCCTTGCTAAAAATACTAAAGCTGCGTTATCTGGTGACGACTTAGTAGCAGATACAGAGGTAAAAAACAGGAGAATGGACCTATGCAGGGCTTGCGCGTGGTTTATAAAAGACGGCCAGAGGTGCGGTAAGTGTGGCTGTGTAGTGCCCCTGAAGGCCTATCTAGCTCAGGAGAGCTGTCCTATAGGGAAATGGTAAACTGTCGCCTTGGATGAATAAAATACGTCTAGCGTACTATAAATCTAAAAGACATACAGTCTCCACTTTTAAATCTTTTTTAGTCTAGCTATAAGCTCAAAGGTTTTGGTTTTTGGTATATCCTTGGCCGATTGGAACGAGTCTGCTTTAGGAAAATCCTCGTCTAACAAGCGGGTCTTGACCATGTCAAAAGATACTCCTTTGGTGTCCATCACTTTTTGTAAGAGAGATGTCGGGTCCGAGTCTGTTTTAGGGGAGGAGGGCTTTGTTGAGCTCTGAGAGAAGGCTTGTTTGCCTCCCCCCATTTCTTCTTGCCCTACGATATTAACCTTAAGGAAGTTCCTAACACACCTTACAAAGGCTCTGTTTTCAGCTGTGGCCGCAAGAAAATTAGAAGCGAAGCTATAAGTATTATCTTGGTGAGCGTCAGCTAAGGCGGAAAAGATTACTGATTTATTGTCTGTCTCGTAGTTAGGAGACCAGCTTATAATGCAGCTCGTAGCAAAATACTCTTGGCTGGCTGCTACTACTTCGTAAGAAACAGAATTAAAGCCTCTGATTTGAGCAAGCTCTTTGATTCCCCCAAGTAGAATCAATAAATCTCTATCTTCTAGGAGAGATACGTCTGTTTCGTTTGTTTTTTGCTTATTGGGGACCAAATATTCTTTTCTGACCATTTTTCTCCAGTCTACTGAGCCGTCTTCATTAAAGACATAGTCTATAGGTGGGTTCTCTAGGAGGCCACTTGTATTTCTGGAGAGCTTTTCGGCGTTAATCTCAACTTCTTTAGCTTTGTCGGTCATATTATGATGATAACACTAACTTAAGGTTATGTCAAACAAAAAAGCCGCCCCAAATAAGAGGGGCGACTCGTTGTTGCCTGCTGTCGATTTAAAACAGGCGAAGACTTAGTGGTGCTCTAAAATGCGCCGAGCGCATTAACAAGTTAAACTAAGCTAGAGTAGCTCGGGGTTGTCTCCGGCTGCTATTTGTCGAAAAATATTAAAGGCTTCTCTTAGAGCGTTTCTGTATTGCTTCCTGTATTTAGAGAAGGCTTCTTGGTGTTCTTTATACTTTTCGTCAGCAAACATTTCGCCTACTCGTATCTTTCTGGCCTCTGCCCCTTTTTCAACAATACCGTCCTCGGCCATTTTTCTTGATATAAAAAAACGTTCTCCGTGGTACATTAGATTACTTCGGGCGACTCCGCCTTTCAGGTGATTGGGGCTGAGGTTGAGGATGTACTTCTTGCAAAAGTTCCATGAGGGGAGTTTCTTCGTGCCTTCTCTGATATTTAAATTTTCTGACAGAACAAACTTGCCAGAGTCGTCTTTTACTATTTTTCCTTTTAAGATAGCAAGAAGAGGGTGAAGTAGGACTAGTTTTACTTTGCTTACGTTAAACTGGTCTTTCCTGTCTCCTACTTTGTACTTTGAATCCTCTGTTAGGCGAAATACGTCTTTAGCTTCCTCTGAGAAGGCGCTGGATAAATAGTCAAGGTTTTTGATTATAAACTTAGATAGCGCGTCTTGGTACCCATACCTTCTAGCGTGGTTCTCTACGTTTGTAACGTTACCTTTGAATGTGTATCCCTCTGTTCGTGCTTTGGTTGTTTCAAAGGACGAGTTTGGTAATCTCAGAGATACGTTTCTCAGTCTATCTTTTATAAATTTATAGATAGATACTGGGTCGTTTTCATCAGATTTTTCTAAGCCTGCGTACGTGGCCGCTTTTGGTGTGCTTTGCTGAGGAAAAAACCTGAGAATAATATCGTTATTCTCGCAGTCTTCATAAAACTTTCGTAGCTGTTCCTCAGTAAAGGGTTGCGACAAGGAGCTTGCATTAGTAGCAACGCCTAGATGAGCATTTTCCCCTACCAAAAAATGCCCTTTATACTTAGGGTTTTTAGGTAGCGCAAGTAGCTCATTAAGGGTTATCCTAGAGGCTTTTTCTTTACCTGTTCCGTCGTAGACAGTAGCGTAATTTTTGCCGCAGTCTACTACGGTCATCTTGTTCTGCTCAATCCTGAATTGGCTTTCGTCAATCCAGTTCCTTTCTGCGTTTTTTGTCGAGTCGCTCATCTCGGATTTATTCTGACTATATGTAGTCTTCATTTCCGAATGATATCATAGACTTGTTAGCTTGTCAACACTTTTTTAAAAAAGCTTGTATTGAGTTGTTAAAATATATCCAGTATATTGAACGCCTAAAATACACAACTCTCTTAAATCTTTTCTGTGATCCAGAAGAAGTCCATTTCCTCCCAAAATTCCGGTACATCGATAATGGGGATAGGTGAAGCGACGAAGTTATCAACAGCTACTTTATTAAAATAAGCTGCTTTTCCGGGGTAAACTTTGTCTTTTTCTATTACAAATTTAGTAGTCCTAAACATTAAATTATCAACGTCTAGTTTGTTGTGATCGCGTACTGCTTTAATAGACTTATCTTGCAGCATTGCTATATCTTTATTTAAATTTAAAGATCTATATTTAAGATTTTTTAAAAATTGACCTTTTAAGTTGGTATATATGCTATTAGGGATAGAGCTTCTATCCATCTCTCTAGAGAAGTCGGCTGAGTAGCTGTCGTCTGTAACTAAATATATTACTTGTTGTATTCTCTCTTTGTTCTTGCAAAGTAAATCGATAGATATTGGCTTGCTGGTGACAACGACGCCGGGGTTGGAGAGTAGTTGCTGCTCCATGACCTCTTCATTAAAATGGTAGTCCATTCTTATGACGTGTCTGTCTTTAGGGGCTGGCTTACTAAACTTTGCGACCGCTGATGGAACAACTTCTAGAAACTCGCTATTCCATTTGGGTCCTATGAAAACTGTTCTGTTTTTGATTTTAACATCTATACCTAAAAGTCTAAATATAGACATTGCTACTTTTTCAGGCTCAATCGTATTTATTGTTTTGGGGTCCTCCTCTAGCATAAAGGAGTATTGCTTGCCGTCTTTGTGAGACTCTATGCCTACGAACTCTGAGTTTTTGTTCCAATAGCCTTTCTGGTTTTGCATAGGGCTATGAGAGTATAGAGCGACTATCCTTTTGTCGTAAGCTGAGGCTATGTGTACCGAGAAAGTATCTGCCCCAAAGTGAAGCAGGGACCTTTTAATAAGGAAGGCGCACTGAGCTATGGTCGTCTTACCTCTTAGGTCTATGCATCCGTCGAACAGGTTGTCTTTATGTTCTCCTAGTTGGACTATGTTAATACCGAGTTTTCTTAGCGGCTCTTGTATTATAGACAAAACTTCTCTCCATAGATCATAATTTTTGGAAGGCTTGGAGAAGGGGGAAAAAGTTAAATAATTATCTGCCGGAGCAGGGTAATATTTTTCTCTTATTTGAGGCTTGCCTATTTTAGAGCCAGAGGCTAGAGCATATTGTTCTACTAAGTGCATAAGTCTAATTCTATTTTATCTTTACCATTATGCTGGAAATTGTAAAGCCTTTGCGTTCCTAGGTGTAAAAGATACGCGACTTCGAAAAACCCTTCATGCTTACCTTGTCCTTCTAGCCAAAGCAGGCTGTCCATCTTTTTATCAAAAGGTATAACTTTATGGATAAATTCATTGCCTTCTAAGATTTCAAAATACTGAGGCGCGGTAGCAAAATATATATTATGTTTTGGATATCTCGACTTAATAGATTTTAATACAGATGTGGATAGAAAAACATCTCCTATGCTGCCGGGCATAGTAACTAAGATTCTGTTATCTTTTCCTTCTTCATCTAGGAAGTCTTCTATTTTAAATGGAATGTTTTCTTCGTTTTCTTGTCTGGCGGTTTTTCTAAAAAAGTCTTCTATGTTTTCTCTTGAAATCTTGTTTTCAATCTGCTTCATCCAGTATACGTGGCCTTCATTGTTTTCGTCAACGTCCATATTTAGGATGTTTTTATACATGTGAATTAACCATTCTGCGTTATCGTTGATTTGAGGCACTTGGTAATCTACATTTCTTGGTTTCCAAGTCAGAGAATCGAAGTCGTACTCCGCAAAGGGAGCGTTATCTATAAAGTCCTCTAAGAATTTGCCAGTCACTTCTGTGGAAAACTTACTTATAGCCCACTTCCTTGCTTTTTTCTCGAGTTCCCTTCTTTCTTCTGGGAGCATTCTAAAAACTTTGTCTAGATTTCTGGCGATTGAGTCAGGGCAAGTTGAAGCTTTTTTAAACTGCGTTCCGTGCTCTCTGTACTCAGACCAGCTCAGGGGCAAGGACCCCGACCCTTTTTCGCAGCTCTCTTCTCCGCAGCTATAGTTCGTGAGAAGGGTTATTAATTCGGTGAATTTAGCCTCTTGAACTGGTATTTCTTGCCCTCCGCTTGTAAAAGGGTGACAGTAAACGCTCATTAGGTTGTATATTTCGTTAAGCTGCGCTTCTTCTACCCCTAGACTAACGTTGCATGTATTTTGAGACTTCTCTTTAGAGCATATTTCGCATGTTTTGCCTTCGCCTTCGTATGGCTTTACATAAAAGTTTTTGCAGTTTTTGCAAATATGCGTAGTAATTACTTCATCTTTAGGTATGTCGTATTCTTCGCAGAGCCTGTGTATATTCCAGCCTTCTTTCCAAGAAGTATGTAGCAATAAATAGGTTTTTTTATTAGGCTTGCATGTTTCTTTCCATTTGGCATAACCTTCTATAAGATTAGGAACAGACTTCCTTAATTGATTTCTAAATACAAAACCAATAACAAAAGCATCTTCTTCTATTTTGAATTTATTTCTTAATTCTTTTCTTTTGCTGTCGTCTAGCCTATAAAACTCTTTATGGTTTATTACTCCGTGGACTGTTTTTATATGGTCATGGCCAAGTCTTTTAAACTCTTTTTCTGCGAAGTTGCTCCAAACCCAGTAGTTCTTGACGTCTTTGGCAATTTTTACTGCGTTTGGGTATAAAGGCAAAGAGTCTAGTGTCGTCCATAGGGCAGATGTGATTTTATTAAACCAAGGCTTTTTAACCATTGATTCGACTCCCCATATATCTTGAACAGCCATGAAGACGTCTGGTTTATATTTTTTTACCGTGGCATTAACAAAGTGCCCTCCGTAGTTTACGTCTCTTCCTTGTTGTGGGTCTTGATTTAGTTTTATTAATGTTTCTTGGTCTCCGGGCATCGTGCCTATCGATTCCCAAGGGGTCCTGTTTAGGGTTTTTTCGCTTTCGTTAGTGCCGCAACAATAATGGAAAATCTCGTACTTGTCCGTATTGTACAGGTACGAGAGTATTTCTTTAGAGTTTCTACCGAAGCCTGTTTTAGCTACTGCTGCATCACTCTGGAAGAGGATTCTTTTTTTTCTCATTACCAGACTACATCTTCGTCTGCCTCTTCTTTTTTAGCTTGAGGGGCTGGTGTCGGGTTCTTGGGATAATTACCCTTCTTGCTATTACCTACGGCAGCTTGAGCTTCCTCTAGGGAGTTTTGAAATATCGCATGCATCGAAAAGATAAAGTATTGCCTAAGAGCCTCAGCTTCCCCATATCTAAAGCCCATGGAAAATGTAGCTTTCTTCTCCGAGTCTTCTTTCGAGTCTGCTGTGACCCTAAAGTTGTAACCATGGTTGTCTCCTTGGGAGTACGGAGAGAAGTTCATCTTAGTGGCTCTGGTCTGGGTGCCGTGATACGCGGACCAGTCCGACTTTGTCTCGATGGCATTAATGATAGCCCCTAGCTCCATTACGTTAAGCTTGGTGATACATTTATTTTCTGTATCGAACCTGCCTGTCTTAGAATTTGCGTCCCAGCTTTTTTGCTTGATTAGACTCGCGTAAACAGATTTATCTTTCGGGTTTACGGAAAATGAACAAGCTGTTCCAGAGACCTTCGCGTTTGCTTTGTAAAACTGAATCATACTTTTATTAGTATACCTTGTTCTTTATTGTTTGTCAACAAAAAAAATAAGGGATGCTGTTGCGTTGCCAACGTAAAAAGGATCTTTCCCTTTGGTGTTTTAAAACGCACTCCAGCATCCCTCAGAAGCTATCGGTAGCTATTTGTCTACTTAACCGTAATGGTTCTATTTTTTTCCTTTTCCCTTTTACTGATTGTGATACTCAGCATACCGTTTTCCATTTTAGCTTCCAAAGTTTCTGGCTCGGCTTTTGTCGGTACTGAGAAAGCTTTATCGTATTTAACTTCCCTTCCTGCCGACTTGCCGCTGGCCACAATTTTGACCTTATTGTCAAGAACGGAGACTTCTACTTCGTCTTTGCTTAGGCCTGATAAGGCTACGTAAAATTCATAGCCATCGTCTGTCTCATTAAAATGAGTGTTGCTGTCTGTCGTCCAACCTTTCCAAGAAGTGGCCCAATCGTCATAGTCTTTCTCAAGACTGTTGTTAACGTAATCAAAAAGATTCTCTACGTTTCTTAATCCCATATTTGCTAATGTTAATGTACTCATAATTCTTTTAATGCATTTTCCGTGCCAAGTCAAAAAGCCTTTATTCTGTAGGTTTTAGGTGATACTCCGAATATTCTTCCGGGGCAAGTGTGTCGATGTGTCTCTCTAGTGTCGCTAGATTGTCCTCTGCTGTCGCTAGTTTAGAGACATATTTATCCAGTTCGGTGATCAGGCCGGAGTGCTCTCCGTTGCCTACGCTTTTATAGTATAGAGGGTTTTGATGCGCTTTTAAATAGATCCGTAGAGTAGCTAGGCTCTCCTCGATCTCCGCTTCGTATTTTTTTCTTAATGCTTTATAGAACATAATTAACCTCTCCCGTTATACCATTCAATAAACTCTTTTGCAAATGGGCGTAAAGTCTCTTCTATTTGCTTGCTGGTTTGGTTTTCTATGTGTGGCCATTCTATAAAGTAATCAGCTTTAGACCTGAGCTTTGGGTCGTTCCTTTTTTCGTCTTCGTTAGGCGGCTCAAAGTAATGCCTTTCCATTTCATACAAGCCCTCTGTCTCCCAATACTTTCTGATATGTATTAAAATTCCTTTATTTTTCTTTTTTACCCAACTTACCTCGTCATTTTGATAGTCGTCGTATCTTACGTCGGTGATAATTGGAACGCATTTGCAACTGTCCGCTTTTTCTTGGGCTATATCTGTCCAGTAACAGCCGTTGCTCTGAAACCTTTTCAAGCTTCCATAAAAAACTAAAAGGTCTCGGACTTTATTTTTGGCCTCTAGGGAACATCTGTAAATATCTATTTTGTATTTGTTGATTATAAATTCGTGTAGCTCTTGTTTAAGTTGGTCTGCTAAGGCTATCCTTTGGCCTTTAATGTCTTTGAGGATCATCCTGCAAAACAGGTCTTTTCCCGCTCCAGCTATTCCACTTATCCCAATCATAATTTCGAGTGAATCTGAGACAGGTTTCTTCCCAGCCAGTGCAGGGCGATTAAGCAAAGGCCGATAATCAGCTTAAAGGGTTTAAACAAAAAATATGTCTTGCGTTTTTGTTCTTCTATTCGGTTCTCTACGAATTCTTTAGCGCGGGCCTGAGCCTCTTCTCTTTCTTCTTTGTTTATTTCATTAATTTCTTTTACGTCAACTAAAAGAAGTGTCCCTTTGTGAAATAAAGCATCAAAGGAAATCCAATAATCTTTCTCCTCGGTTTCGAATACCCTGTAAAAACAAACAGACTTCGTTTCTTCTATTTTTTTAATGCCCTGAGGTTTTTCTTCTATAAAGAAGCCTTCCGCTGACTCTGCGCTTTTAACGAAATTTTTCTCCACTTCATGTAAAAAAAGTTCTCCCGCAGTCGATACGGACCAAGTATCCATTTGTCTGTTGAGGTCAGAGGTTTGAAACTCTAGTTCCGACATATCTTGGTCTCTTATTTCTTTTGGAAGCTTGTCTTTGGGAAGATCTGCCTCGAAGAATAAACGGTCAAACATAAAAAGTTCTCCTGAGTGTATGTTCTGGTGGGGGTTAGTAGGAAACATTACAGAGACCTGATGTTAAACATATTTATTTCTTTAGGTTCGGAGTCTTTATTTCTCCTTACTAAGAAGTTATCTTTATCAACTATGTCGACAACTTTGCCAATCCAGCTGTATGAACCGTCAAGAACTCTTACTGTTTTATCAACCATCTTGCGATGGATTTCCAGTACCTTATCTGTGTTTGTATCGGATGTCATATTGTAATGTTTTTGCTTATTTTATTAAATTTGATATTAATATTAGAGTTTTCTTTCTTGTTTATTAACGATGTTTTTAACTTTGCTATCTTATTGCTCCCAAGGGATGATATTATATCATGAGCCTCTTTTTCCATTAAAGAGCCGAGTTTGTCTTTTGAAGAGGCGCAACACGACCTAGATCTTGAAACACACAACTCAAGGACCTTCTTCAGCTCCGGTATGTCTAATAATACCAAAGGCTTGGATAAAAGTAAAGAACAAAATTCAGTACAAACATCTAAGTGTATTATTTTACTCATCTTTTAAAAAAGTTTTAATAAAAGCAAGATACAATACTAGCGACAAAGGGTAGCAAACAAAGCCAAGTAATAGGTTATTAGTTGTTATAAAGCAACAAAATAATGAAAGCCAAAAAGAAAAACAATACGGGCAACTAAATAATTTGTTGAGAAATGTTGGTTCTTTTATGTATGAGAGCTCAAAAAGCGTTACCTTACTATCGGGGCATTCAAATAAATGCTCTTCATATTCTTTTAAATAGGTAAATCTTGTTAAGCGAAAAAGTTTTATATATGACGCTAGCATGTCTGTGTTAAACCATGCTATTAAAATACCGCAAGTAGCTATTGAAGCCGCTAACGTTTTAAGTGCCTGTGCTACCAAAACCTCCATCTGACCTTTGTGAGTCTTCTAGTTCGTCTAGTTCAACCCAGCCTATAGTATTACACTGTTCGAGTATTAACTGCGCTATTCTGTCTCCTTTTTTATAGAGAAAGTCTTCGTCAGAAAGGTTTTGTAAGACAACTCCAACTTCACCTCTATAACCTGCGTCAATAACTCCTGCTAACACATCAATGCCTTTTTTTACTGCGAGGCCTGATCTTGGGGCGACTCTTCCATAGTAAGACGGAGCAAAGACATTCTTACTCTCTGGGATGGCTATAGCTATTCCTGTTCCAACTACCTTTCTTCCTGCTGCTGGTACTACTCCGTCGTTGATTGAATAAAGATCGTAACCAGCGTCTGTGTCTGTTCCTCTAGTCGGTATGACTGCCGACTCCTCTAATTTTTTGATACATACGGATATCATTGTTATGTTGTGTTAAATTAATCCCAAATTCTAAAGCTAGATTGATTGCTCTGTCATCAAGGTTGTAAGCCTTAATGTAGTATATATCTTTTATTCCGTACGAGGCTACGTTTTTTATGCAATCTCCGCAGGGCATTAGGGTCACGAACATTCTGTCCGCTTCGTGGGGTTTTATGTTTTTTAGGGCGTTCGTCTCCGCGTGAATAACCCTGTCTCTTCTTTCGTCTCTATCTGACCAGTCTATGTCTATCCCGGGAGGCGCTCCGTTATATCCCAAGGAGGCTATGCTGTTATCCGGCCTGAAGATGCAGCAACCTACCTGTATGAAAGGGTCTTCGCTTCTTAGGGCCGCTGTTTTAGCGAGTTCTATTCCGTAATCAATCCAGCTAAGTCTGTCCATTTGTAAATCTTAAAAAGAACTTGACAAAAAGTCAAGACTATTTTATAATTAAAAAAGTATGATTAAAAGGTTTAAGCGAAAGCAAGTCTGGTAACCTTAAGAGACCAACAACCCCGAAGGGACTTCTCGAACCTTGGAAGGTGCGCTACACGCGGGTGCAGGCGGCGTTTGAGAGAAGTGAGACCATCTTAAAAAAGTTCTACCTTTTAAATTCATACTCTTTGTAAATAGATTACAGAAGTCATTAGCTAGACTCTTGAGATAAAGGGCCGAAAAGGGCATTGACCCCTGCGAATAGAACTAATATGGAAGCGAAAGCGTTCTTTTGTAATTGTTTGTTAATTTTCTTAGTTGGGTGGACTGCGTCCAGAGCAAAAAAACTTCCTCTTTACAGTTCAAGAACCAAAAATCACGCCCACTGCGCTGGCGCAGTGCTTGTTTAGTATTTTTTTTAAATTTATGAAAAACTTTTATATGGAAATAAAAAAAGTTCAGGACAAAGACTGCAATGAGTCTCTTAAGAAAGTCATCGCAAGATATTCTCCGGTGTTTATCTCAATGTATTCGAAGTATATGCATCCCATATCTAATTGTGGGGCTGACCCTTATGATATATTATCAGATAAAGATTTAATTATTTACGAGTCAGCGAAGAGTTTTGATTTAGGTCAGAAATCTAGCTTTTGTACATGGCTGAGCAATAATGTTAAATATAAATGCCTACACATGATAAGTAGAAGCACCAAGAAACAAATGCTAGCCGACAAAGTTAAAAGGAATACAGTTCAATCATTAAATGAGCAGCCCTATAAAAACAAAGAACTGAATAGATTTATTCTTAATGAATTAAATAAAATTAGAGACAAGAGAATCAAGAGCGTTTACTCTTTAAGGTACTTTGCTGGAGAAAAAATGACATGGTCGAGAATAGGAAAAAGACTTGGGTTCAGTTCTCAGACCGCAATTAACCTCCATAAAAGGGGAGCGGAAATCCTAAAAAGGAAAATAAATAAATAGCTTGACATTTGATTAAGTAGAGTGTAGACTAATGGAAGTTATGGCAGATAATACAAATAACGAATGGGAAAAGAGAGAAATCGGAGCTCTCTGGACGAAGACATCTCAAAGCAGCGGCAAGAAGTATTTCTCTGGTCACTTCAAGATCCAAACCGAGTTTGGGGAAGACAAGAAGATCCCTGTTGTTGCTTTCTTCAACAAAGACAAAAAGTCAGAGAACGCCCCTGACTTCAGGATCTATGTGTCTAGGCCAGCGGAGGGTCAACCAAATCCTCAAAAAACAGAACAGGAGGAAGTCACCACAACTGATACAGATGACGGTGATACACTTTTGTAATGGACTTTGCGTTACAGCTACCTGTTAACAAGCTAAGCTTCGGCCAAGTCTCCGTTTGTATCTTACAAGAGATTTACAAAAAGGGGCTTGAGCCAAGCTTGTTTCCTATAAATCATGATATAGAGGCTTACTCCCTCCCTCCTGATTTTATAAAATGGTTACAAAGTTCGATCCGCAAAGGCCCTAGGTTTCATAAAAGAGACCACCCAGTCTTTATGTTGTGGCATTTGAACGCCTCAACTTTAAACTGCGTATCCAACAACAGACACCTTCTCTCTTTTTACGAGCTAGACGCTCCAACGAAAGCCGAGGTTAATATAGCTTCCAGCGTAGACAAGCTTTATTTTAGCAGCAACCACTCTATTGATACTTTTTCTAATTATGGCGTCAACTCAAGCTTTATGCCTCTGGGTTTTGACCATACCCATTTTAAAAAACTTGATAAGAAATATTTTGATGACGGACGCATTGTCTTTAATTTGTGCGGAAAGCTAGAAAAAAGAAAAAGACATAGCAAGGTGATCAAGTCTTGGGCTAAGAGGTTTGGCAACGACAAGAAGTATGAGCTTCAGTGTGCTATACACAACAGCTTTATAGCAAAAGATATGCCAGCCTTAATAGGAAGAATACTAGAAGGAAAAAGGTATTTCAATATTCAATTCCTCAACTATATGGATAAAAATATTCAGTATAATGATTTTCTGAATTCTGGCAATATTATAATAGGTATGTCAGGCGGGGAAGGATGGGGATTGCCAGAGTTTCACTCTGTTGCCATAGGCAAGCATGCTGTTATAATGGAAGAGACAGGCTATAAAGAATGGGCCAACCGAGAGAACTCAGTTATGGTATCCTCTAGCGGCAAGATACCTTCTGCTGACGGAGTATTTTTTAATGAAGGAGCCGACTTCAACCAAGGTAGAATATATGATTTCGATGAAGACGAGTTTATAGCCGCCTGCGAGAAGGCGATAGAGAGAGTAGAATCCAATGAAGAAAACCTTAACGGCTTAAAACTTCAAGAAGAGTTCACTTACGAAAAGGTTACTAACCAAATATTAGAATCACTACATGCCTGAGTATTTATTCGAGAACCCAGATACTGGAGAAGTCATTTCTGTTACCCAAGGAATAGATGAAGAGCACGCCTTCTCACAAGACGGAAAAAAATTTAACAGAGTTTTCACCGTGCCTAACGCCGCAATAGATAGCGAGGTCGACCCGTTTTCCTCTAATCAATTTAACGAAAAGACGAAGAACATGAAAGGCACCATGGGTGACATGTGGGACTACTCCAAAGAGTTAAGCGAGAAAAGAAAACAGTCTCACGGAGGAGAAGACCCTATAAGGAAGAAAGCCGAAAAGAAATATTCCGAAAAAAGGCGAGGCATGAAGTATAAAGAGAACTCCTCCCCAGACCAAATAAAGATTAATTAGTGCCTAGAACTAGGACAAAAGATAACATAATTGATGATGTCGCTGTTTCTTATTTATCACATTTATTAAAAGTAGATGAAAAAACGATAGATAAGATTACAGAAGATAAAGATGATATTATATTAGTAATAGAGCAAGCGTCCAAGAAACGCTTAAACAAAAAAAAGCTCTTAGATCTACATCCAAAACTTAGCGCAATGCTTATGGTCTTCAAGGTCGGGGCGGGATCTGGACTAAGTAGAGAGGAGAACGTTTTCCTATCTGAAGCTTTTTATAAATATTTTTTCTGTTTAAAGAATATCAAGAATATAGCTTTTGACACAGATAAACCAAACCTAGAAGGAGCGTGCCTTTGTTTGATATTATTAGTATTTTTTGAGTCAGCTATTAAGCAGTATTGCAAAGGTCAGTCAGAGATGGGGTCCTACGAAGAATCTCGCGATCAGTATGTTGCATATATAAAAGATGGACTTAAAAAAGGACCTCTAGATATAGATTTGAATAAATCAATTAAAATATTTAAAACCATAAAAGAGAGGTATATACAATGAAAGATAACTATTTTAAGGATGCTTTTTACGTTTCAGCCCTGTTTTTGGTTGTTCTTGCGGGCTGTGCCACCCCATTAGGCAAGTTCAATAAGAAAGAGGCGGTTGTCGAAAGCATCGAGAGAAAGCAGACAGAAAACACAAACCAACAAGTCGAGAGCGGTAGGACCTTTGTATACGCCGCAGACCAAGCTCTTCAAAAAGACCCAGAACCCTCTAGACACTCTAGCGTTGCTAAGTCAATGACCACTCGCAGTATAACAGCCCTAGGACCACCTCAAGCATCAAACGCGCTGAAATCTGACACCATGATTGAGGACCTTCTTTCAGATGACCCAAGGACGGTAGAGAAAGGACAAGCTGAGTTAGCGGTAATGGACAAGGAATTAATAGCCATACAGAATAGGAACAGGGTTTTAAGCAGCCAGCTTAATACCGCGCAAGTACAGCTCAAAGCCGTCAACCAAAAAAACGCCCTTGCTGCCACTAAATATTCTAGCCTAATGGGTAAAGTCTACTGGATAGTAGGAATTGTTATATTTTTAGTAGTTTTATCAATTGGGTTGAAGATTGTTTCGGCCGTGGCTCCCTTTGCTATACCATCCAGAGGAGCTAGCTCCACCCTACTGAAGGTCGTACAAGGTATACAAAAAGTCAGAGACCAGCATATGGGAGAAAAACCAGAGATGCTTAGGCAAATAGATGACCAGCTTAGATCTCACCTAGACAAGAAAGACAGATGGATGATAGCCCATGCCAAACAAAAGCTACATATGATGTAGTTTACATCAACATTAAACGCTCGAACTAATAAAAAACCAATTTAAAAACGAGCTTGAAGCTTTTGACATAGATAATGTTAAACTTTTTCATTCTAGTTACTCCTTCCAGCTCTCAAAGCTGAAGATAGGACACATAGGATCATACGATATAAACCTAGGGGATAACGTGGCGCTGTTAAACGCTAGAGCAGGCTTTGAAAAACACATAGACAACATAGAGTGGGTCTCTATACCTATCCAAAAGTTTTGGAGCTTTAGAAATAACCAAGAAGAGACAATCAAACTCCTCAACAAAGACTATGACTGCATCCTAGTAGGGGGAGGAGGCTTAATCGAGTACAGCTTCGGATATAAGAAACAGGAAACAAACTATAAGCTACCTTTTAATAAAGAGATTTTATCCTCACTTAACTGCCCTGTTTTTTTTATCGGCTTAGGTATTAATACTTTTAGAGGGGGCTCAGAACCTTCTGAGCAAGCCAAACTAGCCATTAAAGAGACTATAGATTTTTCCGCGCTATTTTCCTTAAGGAATGACGGCTCCGCAGGCATTTTAAAAAGCATTGGGTTAAGCTCCCCCAAAGTAGAAGTCATACCAGACCCCGGCCTTATTTTTGACTATAGCAAAAACAGAAAAAGCCAAATAAAAAAGAGCTGCATACAACCAGCTTTTAATTCAAACCCAAAATTGAACGATGACAGATACAAAGAGCCGGAGAATCTTAAGAGGTTAAAAGCTTTTGCCGATAACAACAAACTTAAAGCGATGCCTCACAGCATAAAAGATTTTAAAATTTTTAAGAGTTTTTTGTTTTCTGCTGATAGCTTTAAGGAAGAGGTGCTCTTCAAACACACCAACCAATTAGTTAAAACCTATCTAAATATTGATTCAATTGTAGCAATGAGAGGGCATGGACAGTTAATTTCTATAGGTCTTAACATACCGGGGCTCTACCTAAGCACGCAAGATAAAGTTAGAGATTTTTCCTTATTGAATGGCTTCAAAGATTTTAATGTGGACATAGAAGAGGAAGGCTGGTGCGACCTCTTGCAATATAAACACGACAAGCTCATTTCAGATAATAACTTTTTGGACAGTTGGTACCAAATAAAACAAAACAAAGAAAAAGAGTGGAAGAATATTTTTGATTCCTTTGTAGAAAAGTGCGTAAAAATGATTCAATAAACAATAAGTCTTGACATGAAAATTTCTTGACTTTGATTCACGTTTCTGTTATAATAAGAGAGATGAATCAGCACAAGCAAATAAAGGTCAGCGACGATTTCAATTTTAAAATGCCCCCTCCCAATTGCATGAAAAGAGGAGAGGAGGATTATAAGCTTATATGCAAAGCTCTCCGAAGCAGAGCCTTCAAGCACCCAGTCACTAAAGATTGGTCTGAGCTAACAGAACATGGTGTCAACACTATTTATGACAGAGGTTGGTTTAAGTTCGGAGGCCTACTAAATGATCACATAGATTTAATTGATTCTATCCAGAGCAGAATGGAAGAGTATCTCGACAAAGGAGGAGAGCATTGTATCTACCATTCCTCTAACAGCAACTTGCCTCAGGGAGATATTAATGATCAAGAGCTATACATGAGTGTAAAGCAGCCTTTAGTAAGAGTTCCGGAGATAGCGAAAGTAATTTTCAACAAACACATTCTAGAAATAGTAAAATGCTTCTTTAAATGCGTCCCAGCAGTAGGGACTCTTAATCTTAGAAGAAGTTTTGCTAATGACCTTAAACCAGACCAAACCAACCTATATCATTGCGACAGTAATTCACCTCTTCTGTTAAAGCTCTTTTTTTATTTAAACGATGTTGATAAAGTGGAAGATGGCCCCTTTAACTATGTAGAAGGATCCGCCTTCGATCTACCTTCCCGCTGGAGAGAGAGTGTCAGAGTGCCCGACGAAGGTATATTAGCAGCCTACAGCGAAGACAGAATAAAGGACCTAACAGCTAAAAAAGGTGACGTTTTAGCTGCCATGACGACAGGCTACCATAAAGGCCAAAAAGTCAGATCAAAAGATAGATCAATGCTGACTCTCAATTTTGTCGTAGCTCCGGAAGATTGGGACACTCGTCTGCAATTCGATATATCAGAAAACGCAGTAACAATGGCGAAAGATCAAATCAACGCCGGTAATATTTGTTTGTTGGATTTTCTAAATGTAGTACAATGAACTTAAAAGAGCTAGAGAACTGCAAGTCAGGAAAAGATTGCTATATATTAGCATGCGGGCCTTCCCTTAATAAATATAAGAGCGAAGAATTCAAAAAAAAACTAAAAAATAATTTAGTCTTTTCTGTAAAGCAGGCATACGAAGAGTTTAAGCAAGAAACAGACTTTCACTTTTGGAACTGTTCTAACTTACCTTTAGATTATATGAATATACCATATAGGTATGCCGACCACAGACCAGAGGTAGTTGTAGCTAGCAGCAATTATCCCATAGGTCGCAGATGGAACCCAGAGCAAGAACATGATATATTTTTTCAAGTCCCTCTAATAGAAGAGATCGGGGGAAAAGAAAAAACCTTAGCTTATAAAAAAAATTATAATGACTTCTTGATAAACAAAACTTGCAAGGAGAGATGCGTAGGTCCCGGCATAATGCTAGAGACTGTATTTTATACAGCTGTACACGCTGGAGTCAAGTCAATCACGACTATAGGGTGGGACCTAAATAACCATGGAAGTCATTTTTACAAAGAAGAAGATAAAAAGTCTATGGAAAACAAAGGCTGCGAAATACCTTGGGACATAACATTAAATGCAGAGGCTGTACCAAGCATAAGACAATGGCTATCCGATAAAGGAATAGAGCTAAATATCCTTTCATGAAAAAAGTTTATATAATCGCCGAAATAGGCATCAATCATAACGGCTGCCTAAAAACAGCCAAGCGCCTCATCGACATTGCCGCTGCATCAGGCTGTGACGCAGTAAAGTTTCAAAAGCGGAACCCAGACGCTTGTGTTCCTAAGCACCAGAAGAATGTTGTGAGGGATACCCCTTGGGGGGAAATGACATACCTAGAGTATAAACACAAAGTAGAATTTGGACAAGAAGAATATGATGTTATAGATAGTTATTGCAAGCAACAAAACATAGCATGGAGCGCATCTCCTTGGGACCTTGACAGCCTTAAGTTTCTGGAGCAGTATGATATTCCGTTCATCAAGATTCCCTCGGCGATGATAACCAACAAAAAACTTATAAAAGCAGCAGGAGCCACGGGTAAAAAAATCATAATCTCAACAGGAATGAGCACCCCCAAAGAAATAGATTGGGCAGTAAGAGAGCTAGAAGTTTATTGTAACTATAAAGACATAGCTATATTACATTGCAACTCCACCTATCCAGCACCCATTGACGAACTCAATCTCTCCTGCATACAAACACTGAAGGAAAAGTACGATGAGATGGAGATTGGCTATAGTGGCCATGAGTTTAGGCTAGGCACTTCTGTAGCTGCGGTTTACCTTGGCGCGACCATAATAGAAAGGCATGTAACTTTAGACAGAACCATGTGGGGGTCTGACCACATGAGCTCCGTAGAGCCTCAAGGCCTATTCAAGCTAGTTAGCGGGATTAGAGAACTAGAGCAAGCTTATGGAGACGGCAAGATCAAAGTAACTAACTCCGAGAAGCCAGTAAGAAAAAAGCTAAGAGGATAATGTCTTTTTACGAACTAACATGGGAAAACAGCAACATGTCTTGTTTTATAACAAAGCCTAAGGCCTTTGCGGACAACCAAGAAAGAGGGGCTAACTACTTAAATAAATATGATTTTCTAAAAGGAGAGCTAGCCAAAACCTCGGAAATAATATATAGAGATAATCCAGAATTTAAAAAATTTAAAAATAAAAAAATTCTAATTCTAGGAGCCGGACCAACTACAAATTGGTACGACTGGAACGCAGATGAATACGACCATATATTTTCTTGCAACCACTTCTTTTTAAACGAGAAGATTTCCAAATGTAAAGTTGACTTAATTTTGTTATGTGACGAAGTAAACCTAGACGGACAAGATTTTCTAGATTATGTCATAAAAAACGACACCATAATAGGCTTCGAGGACTATAACCAAAGCCCAGACAACATAAGAAAGCTAAAAGAAAAAGTACCCAATAATATTTTTGATTGCGTTTTAAGGTTCCAAGGCAAGATAGGCGTAGCCCCAAAACTTATAATCCTAGCCATACTTTTAGGGGCCACAGAAGTGCATTTTGCTGGAGTAGATGGTCACAGCCGGAATTACAAGCAAGGAGATAGCGAAGATCATTCTTTCCAAAAAGGCAAGAAGATTACCACAGGCTACGCCTACGAATTAATAGAAAAACACTATGAATGCCTAAAGAGATATATACAAACTGAAATAGGTAAAAATGTAATTGTTAAAAACCTAGGAGAAGGACATGAACAGAACGTCTACTCCAAAATACCAGACTTTAAAATCGAGTGATTTAATTTAGATTGCCAATGCGTTAGGCGCATTTTACAACATCATTAAACACTCGGTCTAATTTTGTGTTGACTTATTCATAAGTTAGCTTTATAATAACAAAAGCAAATGTTAGATTTTTTCTCGAACAAAAAGGTTTTAATAACAGGCGGCACCGGCTCGCTCGGAAGAAGCTTGATAAAAAGACTAAAAAAGAGCAATTCTGATATTGTTGTTTATAGCAGGGACGAAGGCAAGCAAGCCCTTTATTTTGGGCAAGACAAAGAAGTCAAAACAATTATAGGCGACGTAAGGGACTACAGAAAACTAAAAACCTCAATGCTCCTAGAGAAGCCCGAGCTAGTAATCCATACAGCCGCGATGAAAAGGGTTGACGATATGGAGCATCATCCTGATGAATGCGTCAAAACAAACATCGTAGGGTCTGATAACATAGCAAGAGCTTGTATTGAATCAGGAGTACTTAAGTGCGCTTTAATATCGACAGACAAAGCCTGTATGCCCGTTAATGTCTACGGCTCCAGCAAGTTTATAGCTGAGAGAATTTTTACTAATTACGACCACAATTCGGAGTTCACTAAATTTTTATCTGTAAGATACGGTAACGTAATAGCAAGCAGAGGCTCTTTTATTCCTCTTTGGATTAGCCTCTTAGACGACAACAAGAAAATTCAAGTCACCTCTTTGGACTGCACTAGATTTCTTTTCCCCTTAAGCGATGCCGTTGGCTCAGTCCTAGGAGCCATAGAAACCGCCGGAGGAGGAGAGGTTTTTGTTCCTATGATCGACTCGTTTACCATGAGATCCTGCATAAATGCGGTGGGTAGATTACGCGGATTAGACGAAGTGCCCTTTGACATTGTAGGCATGAGGCCGGGAGAGAAGATACACGAAGACATGCTTTGTAAAACCGAGTTAAAATTTTCTTACAAAGTGCCTGACTTAAACCTTATACAAGTTAGGCCTCAATACTCCAGCAGAACATATGAAGATTGGGCTAAATACGAAGGAGAAGAACTAAATTCTTCCTTACATATTAATAAAAACGAAGACGAGCTTTTCTCTATAATTAAAAAAGGCATAAATGAATAATGAAATACATTTCAAAGAAATACCTGAAAAGCCTGTATATTTTATAGCCGACATAGCGGCGAACCATGACGGAGACCTAGCAAGAGCCTTGTCCTTGTGCCAGTTAGCTAAAAGCAGCGGCGCGGATGCTGTAAAATTTCAACACCACGATGTCAGCAAGTATGTCAGCGACAAAGGCTTTAAAGACCTTGGCGGCAAATTTAGTCATCAGACGAAATGGAAGAAGTCTATCTTTGAAGTATATGAAGACGCAGAGGTTCCCAAAGAATGGACACCTCTCATAAAAACTTTTTGTGATTCCATAAATATAGATTTTTTATCTACGCCCTACGATCTTGATGCCGTCGACCATTTAGACAAATACGTTTCGTCTGTAAAGATAGGTAGCGGAGATTTAAATTGGGAAGATATGCTTATAAAGTGTGCTAAAACTGGCAAAAAAGTTTTACTAGCCACCGGAGCCTCCAATATAGGAGAAGTACAAAGGGCGGTGCAGCTACTAAAAGACAATCGCGTTATAGGAACAAAGGCCTTTCATACAAAAGCAGACATAGTATTAATGCAATGCAACACAAACTACACAGGCTCAATTAATAACTTTAATTATATCAACTTAAACGTTTTAAATACATATAAGACCATGTTTCCTGATTTGATTCTTGGCCTCAGCGACCATACTCCCGGCCATGTCACCACACTAGGCGCTGTTGCTCTCGGAGCCAGAGTAATAGAAAAACACTTCACGGACGATACCACAAGAGAAGGCCCGGATCATCCTTTCTCCATGGATGCACTGGCTTGGTCTGCTATGGTGGAAGATACTAGGCTATTAGAATCCTCACTAGGAGAGCCAACTAAAACGGTACAAGAAAACGAGGAAGAGACCTTAGTCCTACAAAGGAGAGCAATACGTACGACAACAGACATTAAGAGAGGAGAGCCGCTAACAGGTCTTCAGCTACAGAGACCTTCCCCCGAAAACGCTACAAGCATTAACAGACTCAAAGATGTGCTAGGTAAAACATCAAATAGAGACATAAACAAAGGAGACTTTATCACAGACAAAGACTTTCAATGATTTCTATTAGATGCATAGAGGAGGAGGACTTGCCAGTTATTCAGGAGTGGAGAAATAACGAGCTACTAAGAAGGTTCTTCAGAGAGTATAGAGATTTTTCCGCTAACCAAAAAAAAGATTGGTACCTCAAGGTCATAAAAGACAACCGCTTTGAAATGTATGTTATAACGTACGACGATAAAGTGGTTGGGGTCTGCGGGTTGACCTACATAGATTGGGTTAACAGGCATTGCGACTTGCATTTTTATATAGGAAAAAATTCAGAGTGGATAGACAAAAAATATGCGCCAGAAGCTATCAAACTAATATTAAAGAAAGCCTTTCATATATTCAATATGAATAAAGTTTGGGCTGAGATATACGAGATAGATGAAAAGAAACTTAAATTTTTTAAAAAACATAAGTTTGAGGTAGACGCCGAACTAAGGGAACATTATTTTTACGACGGCAAATACTATTCATCTTTTATTTTATCTTTATTAAGGAAAGACTATGAACGTGGGACAGAATTACGCTAGCGAAAGAGTTCTAATAGTATCAGCTCATCCCGACGACGATATTATCGGATGCGGAGGTATAATAAGTAAGTTTCGCCAAGAAGCCCGCTTTAAGGTTATATTTATCTGTGAAGGGTCTACTTGCAGATTCTCCTATCCGGGCTCATCAGAAGCTCAAGAGGCCCTAAAAGAAAGAACGGAGTGCGCTAAAGAGTCTCTAAAATACTTAGGCGTTTCTGAATATGAGTTTTATGATTTACTTTGTGGAAGGCTTGACCAAGAACCCCAAATAAAAATTAATAAAATAATAGAAAAGGAGATATCTCTTTTTAAGCCAGACACAGTCTTTACCCACAGTAATGTAGATAGCAATAAAGACCATAGTAAAGTCTATGATGCCACCATTATAGCGACGAGGCCCGAAAGTTTTGTAAAGGACGTTTACAGCTACGAAGTTTTATCTAGCTCCGAATGGGGGTTTAATCAACCTTTCTCTCCTAACGTTTTTTTTGAGCTATCAGAGCAAGATATTGCAAATAAATGGAGAGCTTTAGAGTTCTACAAGACAGAGATCAGAGATCGGCCGCACCCAAGAAGCAAAGAGGGAGTTTTTTCCTTAGCTAAGGTTCGGGGCGCTCAGTCGGGCTTTGCTTTTGCAGAGTCGTTTAAATTAATTAGGAGTTTCAGATGAGAATACTTTGTTGTGGATATAGAGAATGGGCTTTTGAGATATATATGCGTATATGTTCGGACGATTGTTTTCCTAATACGCATTTTATCAGCAGTAAAGAGGAGTTCTCTCAAGAAAAAGTTTTTGAAATAAACCCAGAGTTAATACTATGGTACGGTTGGAGCTGGATGATACCCGAAGAGATAGTCGAAAAGTTCTTCTGTGTTATGCTGCACCCCTCTCCATTGCCAAAGTACAGAGGCGGCAGCCCAATACAAAATCAGATAATTAACGGCGAGAAAGATAGCGCAGTAACACTATTTAAAATCAATAAAGATATAGACGCAGGAGATATAATATACCAAGAACCCTTTTCTCTAGAAGGAGATTTAAAAGAAGTTTTAGGTAGAATAGTAGAGGTTGGTTCATATCTAACTAATAAAATGATATATAACTTCTATAATTTAGACTTACAAAAACAAGATCACGAAAAAGCTACTTTACACAAAAGAAGGAAGCCAAAAGAAAGCGAAATATTCCTTGAAGATTTTAATAGCTTGACAGCAGAACAAATACATGATAAGATAAGATGCTTGCAAGACCCATACCCAAACGCATTTATAAGGTGCAAAGACGGATCGAAATTATTTTTTAAAAAATCAGATTATGAAAGACATTAAAGATATTTTATTTATAACCCAAGCTAGACTTGAATCACAGAGAGTTCCCAAGAAAATGATCAGGCCGTTTTGCGGTTCTAACTTACTTGAAATCCTTATAGATAAGATAAAAACTTCGAACGTTATCCCAATACAAAATTTTTACCTTTCTGTATGCGATGAGGAGCTAGTCGACATTGCCAAAAACAATGGTGTAAAATACTTCCAAAGAAGCAGGGAGTCCGCTTTGGCAGAGAATAGTGTCCCACTTATATACGAGTGGCACGATAAATTAGACTATAAGTATATCTGCCTTCTTAGCGCATGTAACCCACTATTAAAAATAGAGACTATAGATTCTTTTGTTCGAGAATATATGGATAGCGACAAGGATGGAATGTTTGGGGTCATAGCTAAAAAACAATATTTCTGGGACGAGGATCGAAACATGGTTTCTCATTGGCCAGAGGGCCAGAAAATAATGAACACAAAAACCATGACGACAACCTATGAAGCTGCCCATTGCCTCTACTCTTCTAGGATGGATATAATAAAAGATGGCTACTGGATGGACAACAACCTCCCCCCTAGGCCAGAGTTATTTGTCATAGAGAACGAGTTAGAAGTCTTTGACATTGACTACGAATGGCAGTTTCAGGCAGCAGAAAAACTGTACCCAATGTTTAATTAGACTTGACTTTGCCTCAACTTAAGCTTATAATAAAAAAAGGATGACTAAAAAGGTTTTAATCACTGGCATTTTAGGGCAAGACGGAGCAAATATGGCTGAGCACTTGTTAGGCTCGACCGAGAACGAAGTCTACGGCATGCAACGACGTTCCGGCACCCCAAACTACGACAATATCAAAGATTTTAGAAACCACGAAAGATTCACCTTAGTCGATGGAGAACTCACAGACTCTGCCAGCATAAATGATTTAGTTATAAAAATAAAACCTGACTACTTTATTAATTTTGGCGCAAATTCATATGTTGGAGTGAGCTGGGATACCCCTTTGAGCGTATTTGACATAAATACATCCGGAGTCATAAGGTGCCTCGAAGCCATAAGAAGACACAGCCCAGCCTGCAGATTTTATAGCGCAGGCTCTTCAGAAGAGTTTGGCGATGTTGACTATAGCCCACAAGACATTGAACACCCAATTAAGCCTAGAAGTCCTTATGGGGCATCTAAGGCAGCAGCACGACATTTAGTTAAAGTTTATAGAGAGTCTTATGATTTGTACGCGGTCCATTCCATCCTATTTAATCATGAGGGGCCAAGAAGAGGCGCTGAGTTCGTTACCCGAAAGATAACCAAAAAGGTAGCTGAAATTTGCCACAAAATAAATGACGGCGAGCCTTTCGAGAGCTTAAAACTTGGAAACGTAGATTCACGAAGAGATTGGAGCGATAGTCGTGACTTTGTAAGGGGGATTTGGCTGATGCTTAATCAAGATAAGCCTAAAGACTACGTCTTAGCAAGCGGCAAGACTCATTCCGTAAGAGAGTTTGTGTCTCAAGCTTTCCAAAACGCTGGCATCCCCGGCCTCTGGAGCGGCGAAGGCCTAAAAGCTAAGTTTAGGATATTTCAAGAAAATACTGTCTTAGCAGAAGTAGATCAAAAGTGGTTCCGCCCAGCGGAAGTCGACCTTCTACATGGCGACCCTAGCGTTGCGGAAAAGGAGCTCGGATGGAAACGTAATATTTCGTTTGATGATATGGTTAAAGACATGGTAGAATCAGATTTGATTCTTTATGCAAAAGAAGCGCAAGAAAATTAATAATATCTATCAGTACCTTGTTTGGAAGTTCCTCCAACATCCAGAAAGCGTAATCTGGCCCAAGGAAATAAAGATAGCAAAATCTCTAATTAATGACTTTGGAGAACAAATATTTAAAGATTTAGATTTTAAAGAGCTAAAACTTGAAAGCTTAGCCCAGTTCCGTACTGAAAAATTTAAGAAATATTTAACAAAGCAAAAGAACCTTTCTAGGCTTGACTTCAGAAAAGATCATGCTATAATAGATAAAAAGGCAGACATAGAGAAAGTAGAGATAGAAAACAAACCAAAGACTTTAATTGATTTTTTAAGATATGGCAGTAAAAAAGAAAAGAGCGATTGAAAATAATGTTTTAACTGCATCCGAGCAATTATCATCATTTCTCAAAACACATAAAGAAGATCACTATAACTACGAAGAGACTATCGAATACAAAGTTTCGACCGGTTCGTTAACTCTAGATATTGAAACAGGAGGCGGCTTAGGCCCCGGCCTACACCGCTTTTGCGGCATCAACGAAGGAGGCAAGACTTCTGAAGCCTTGGAAATTGCAAGGCATTTCCTCAAGATGCCCAATTCTAGAGCGGTTTACTTCAAATGCGAAGGTAGACTTAGCCCAGAGATGAGGGAGCGCTCTGGCGTGACCTTTATGGACACACGGGACCCAGAGAGCTGGAAAGACGGAACTTGTTTCATTTACGAGAGTAACATTTATGAGTCTGTCTTTGATATGATGAAGATGCTAATTCAGTTTAACGAAGAAGGAAAAAAGTATCTCTTCATACTCGATTCAGTAGACGGCCTGCAAACTAAGAGCGATAGCGAAAAAGCTCTTGACGATGCAACCAAGGTTGCTGGCGGCGCTACTATTAGTTCTGTCTTCATGAAGAAAGTAGCCACTGCGCTCACGAAAAGAGGGCACATGGCTATTTTTGTTAGTCAGGTGAGAGCAGACATTCAGATAGACCCATACTCAAAAGCTCCTGTTAGGCAAACCTCTGCAACAGGAGGGAATGCTCTACTGCATTTTGCTAATTGGATTCTTGAGTTCGAGGCTCGCTACAAGAAAGACTATATACTCGAGGATGACAAAAAAGCACCGGACAGAGTAGCAAACAAGATATTAGGACAGTGGTCGAAAGTCACTGTTAAAAAATCTCCCAACGAAAAGACAAATGTCGTTATCGCATACCCTATCAAACGAGGCAGAAAAGGAGGGACCAGCATCTGGAAGGAGCTAGAAATTGTTGACCTACTGCTGCAATTCGGATTTGTCACTAAATCTGGAGCATGGATAAAAGTATCAGAAGAAATAGTTCAACAATTAAAAGACAACAAGATTGAAATACCAGACAAGTTCCAAGGTAAAAATGGTCTCTTTAACTATCTAGAAGAGAATGCGGAAGCTACTAATTATTTCTACAAGATGTTTAAAGAAACTTTAGCTTGACATGGAATTAAGACTGTGTTATTCTAATAAAAGATGAGCGAGCGATTTAGTTTACAATCTCAGTGCGTACGAGCGATTTAGTTTAGACTCTCAGTGCGTACGAGCGCTTTAGTTTATAATCTCAATACGTCGTATGTATTTTAAAGGATCACTAAACGCTTAACAAATTTTCCTCTCTCGACGGAGTGAGGCGGTGTGACGGAATGATCCCTCCCAAGGGGATAACGTAGCGACTGCGGAGTAGCGGACGGCCAAGTGGCAGAGTGAAATGCGGTTGAATCCGAAGTAGGTCGACCTGAAACATTGTTTCTCGGGGTCCGAAAAGGTGTTGGTAAACAATTAGTCCAACCACCATTTTTTTTATAGATGCAGGCTTAACATGAGAGGCAAGAAAGAAAGATTTGGAAGTGGGCTAGTTAATTTTGCACGACACGAAGACAGCGATGGCTTTACTTACTTTAGAGAAAAAGAAATGAAGACAAAACATTCAAAGCGAAAAGCAGAGAAGAAGACGAAGGTCAAGATGACTCGCAGTCGTAAGTTGTCTATCGCCTCAAATAGGCAGGGTGCGATTACAATGCTGCGAGAGAGAATTCAAAGCAATTTCTCTATGACAAAACGATCATGCTCAAAAGACGGTGAGCTTGTGTCTCGCCTCAAGAAGCTGGAGTCCCAAGTGATCCAGCTACTTTCGTGAGGCTTTATAATATATACGGACGCCTCGAAAACAGAGCCGTTAACAAGTATTTAATAAAGTGGGACGGGAAAAGCAGATCAAAGCTTCAATTTGGGGTTAAGCAGTTTTTAAAAAGATACTGGAAAAGCTGCATCGTCTACGAGGAATTCCCTGTTTATGGCAGTAGAATGAGAGTAGATATCCTCAACGCCACAAAAAAGATTGCCATAGAGGTAAACGGCGCTCAACATGGCAACTTTAATAAGTTTTTTCATGCAAACTCCAGAGTTAATTACCTGAAATCCATCAATAGAGATTTTAAAAAGTTAGAGTGGTTGGAGCAAAACGACTATAACGTAATAGAAATAGACTATAACGAAGCAGAGTCTCTATCAAAAGAGTTTTTTAAAAAAAAATTCAAAGTGGATTTATAGTGTAATTAAACACATGGAGGAATTCGAAAGATTTGATATACCGCCCAAGCTATTACGCCAACTAAACGAGTTTTCGTATGGAGGCTTTTTGCTTTTTACTTTTGATAACCAAGGGTCTCCTAGGTATTATGCCCAATTCGATAATGAGCTCAACATGATGGCCCTACAAAAGGCGTCAGAGTATTGGCTCCAAGGAGTACACGAGATAAACGCTAGCACAATAAAGGCCCAACTATGCGGGGAGGCATCACCTGAGCCCCCCGAGGACGACAGTGAATACAGAGAAGACGACTGGACGGACGAAGATGATTTTTATTCTTGATTTTTTATTCAGTTTGGCTTACAATCAGGGCTGAATGTCTAATATTTCATCCCTTAAGATAGAAAGGCACGTGCTAGGAGGCCTAATAAAGCACCCAGATGTCTTTTTTGACGTAGACAGGTTCATAGATGCTTCAGATTTTGTTTCTAAAGAACACTACATAATCTACTCAACTATCAAAGATATCCTTTCGTCAGGCAAGAAGCTTGATAAAACATTGCTTGCCCATCAAATAAAGAATCTTGGCGTTTCTTTTAAAAATGAAGTAGATATATTTAACTATATAGAGGATATATCTTTTACTCAAATCAAAAAGTCAGCAGTTATAGATTCCTGCCAAGAGCTTTGCAAGATAAGAATAAGAAGGGACATAGACGAGACAGCAGACAAACTAAAAACTTTTGTAAAAACTAACGGTCATAAGGACGCGGACTCAATAATAGGCAGTGCAGATGAAATTTACAATGAAAAAATACAAACCTACTCAAAGATAAACGAGCCAGAAGATCTCTTTGGAGGCATTGAAGATTTAATACAAGAAAGAGCCAATGATCCTAAGAGTGAGATGGGCCTAAAGACTCCATATAGAAATTTTGACAGAATGTTTGGGGGAATAAGAAAAGGTAATATATATGCTTGGGTAAGTCGGCCGAAGCACGGCAAGTCGACTATCCTTTCTCATTTAGCGACTAGGATGTCTGTCATGAATAACTGTCCAGCTCTTATTTTAGACACAGAGATGGCAACTGTCGACGTCCAATTCAGAATAGCGTCCTCTGCTACAGGCATACCTGTGTGGTATCTAGAGACAGGAATGTGGAAGAGCAACGAAGAGATGGTTAAAAAGTTTAACGAAAATAAAGAGAAGCTGAAGCTAGCTCAAGAAAAAGTTAAACATATGACCGTTGCCGGTAAACCTATAGAAGAAATATGTTCTATAATTAGACGCTGGTACTATTCTGAGGTTGGTAGAGGAAACAACTGCGTAATAGTTTACGACTACATAAAGCTCACAGGAGAAAAAGACTACAATAAAAAAGAGTACGAGCTTATCGGCGAGAAAGTTAATTCCCTAAAAGAGCTTACGCTTGAACTAGACATCCCAATCTTGACAGCATGCCAGCTTAACAGGTCAGCAGAGAACGGTGTAGATGACAGCAGCGCCATCGCTCAGTCAGATAGACTCCAGTGGTTTGCCTCGTTTGTAGCTATATTTAGGAGAAAAACTCCAGAGGAGATATCGGAAGAGGGAGTAGCTTTTGGGACTCATAAACTTATACCCCTAGCAACTAGATTTCAAGGTAGAGAGGCTCAAGGTCATCATGATTTAGTTAGAGTACCCCAAGGCAACAGGTACAAGTACGTTCCAAATTTTATAAATTATAATATAGAGAATTTCCAAGTATCCGAGAGAGGAACCTTGGAGGACGTTATGGAAGCAGGGGCTTTTCAAGCTACCATAGATGACGCGGAACCGGAAAGAGATAACCTACTATGACCAGTATGGACCCTGATCAAATTAGAGACATACTAACCGATATTGGTTACAACTTAAGCGATCAAGGTCAGTACTTCAGAACAAAGCCTTTGTATAGAGACTCTAGTAGCTCAACAGTATTGAGTATACGAAAGTCTGACGGCATGTGGAAAGACTTTAAGGAAGGTATAGGCGGCTCACTAGAGGACCTTGTCAGGTTAACCCTGAGACTAAAATCTAAATCTGATACATTAAAGTGGATGACAAATAAAGGGGTCGACTTTAATAGAGAGCCAAGGAAAATAGAACCCAAGGTTGACCAAACGAAAGTGTTTAAAAATGAGCTTTTATATAAGCTAGAGAAAGACCACCCATATTGGGAGAAAAGAGGCATCTCAAGCGAGACACTCAGCCTGTTTGAAGGTGGAGCTACATTTACTGGCAAGATGGCTTATAGATATGTATTTCCTATATTCAATAACAAAAAACAAATAATAGGCTTTGCCGGTAGAGACCTTAAGCCAGACCAAGGAGACGACGCTAAATTCTTTAGGCCTAAATGGAAACTGATAGGGGATAAATCTAAATGGAGATTCCCCTTAATAGTTAATCATGAACTAATAAGGAAATCTAAACAAGCTATCTTAGTGGAAAGCATTGGAGACATGCTTTCGCTTTGGGAGCACGGAATCAAGAATTGCATAGTGACTTTTGGCGTCAGCCTATCTCCCGATACACTCAGCCTACTAACAAGGCTTGACCCAGATAAAATTTTTCTATCTTTTAACAATGACTCTTCAAATAATGGCGCTGGCAATAAAGGAGCATACCAAGCTAGAAAAAAACTATTGAATTTCTTTGATAAAGAGCAGATAACCATTAAGCTGCCAAGCAAGCATAACGACTTCAACGAAATGCACATTAAAGAGCCTGCTCTTTTAAAAAACTTTTTTAATGTCTAAAAATGATAAAGTACGTCTTAGCGCAAGCAAGATAAAAACACTAGATACGTGTAGTTGGCTATTCTACTCTAAGTATTTCTTAAAGGTTCCTGACACGACCAACGACGGAGCATCTAGAGGAACCATTGTCCATTTAATATTTGAGTTACTACTTAAGCCAAGACACAAGAAGAAGTACTTCAATAAACTTAAAAAAAATCCGACAGCAATACTTAGATGCGAGCCAATTTATCGACTGTTGCGAAAACACGCCGACCGCCTCAGCGTTAACGATAAAGATAATTTGGCGCTAATCTACCAAATGCTTTACGTTGGGCTTAACCATAATTTTTATTGCAAAGGAAGTAAAAGCCTAAAGGAAGAAGAGCATTTTGAAATAGAAGGAGATAATTTCATTATTAATGGCTTCATTGATAAAAAAGCTTTTTATAAAAATAAAATAGATATCTGGGACTACAAGAGCAGTAAGTCTAAATTTAATAAAGAAGAGATAGAGGCGAACTACCAAGCATTAATGTATTCTCTAGCAACATTTAAAAAAGACGGAGTAATACCAAATGTAAAATTTTTGTTTTTAAGGTTTCCAGATAGCCCAGAGCAAGCCGCCCCAAAACTTACAGAGGATGAGCTAGAAGGCTTCGAGATGTTTTTAACAGAGTTGGCCGATCTTCTTTCTGATTACAATGAAGACAAGGCCCTAGAGAACCTCGCAAAGAATGGGAGGAAGTATAGGTGGCTATGCGGAAGCGAAAAGCCCGGTAAGTGGATTTGTCCCGTAAGGAAACCTTTTGAATTCTACGCACTAATAAAAAAAGATTCTGGCAGAATAGTGAAAAGCGCGCACGAATCAAAAGACCTATACGCAGATGAAGAGCACTTAATAGTAAAACAAAGCTATGCAGGGTGTCCAGCTTGGCAACATGGCTCTCAGCCATCAGGAAAACCGGCTTTCGATTTCTCTGATTTTTAACTTGACTTTATCTTCAGTATGCTGTATCCTCAAGAGAGGAAGATGGACAGCAAAAAGTGTTACGTATTATTTTGTGATAAAAAGTATTTCTACTTAATGAGGAATGCTTTGACTCTACTGGAAAAATTTTCAAACCATAAAGTTCTAGCCTATACTGTTAATTTTTTACCCACAGAGCCCTTTAAGAATGTTGTTTGGAAAAGGGTAGATGACCAGAATTTACTTGAATACGAGAGCACTGGAAAAAATCATTTGATTAAAAATGAGTGGGGTAAGACAATGTACTCTTGCTTTCTGAAAGCCTCCGCTGTCTGCGAGTCTTTAGATACAGACTTTGATGAATTTGTCTACTTAGATGTAGATACTTTCCCACTCAAGAACGTAGATGATATTTTCATCTTAGGAGAGAGCAAAAACCACACTTGCCCAATTCTCCCAAGGTACAATTGGGAGTATATGATGTACGGGGGAAAAGGTAGCCCCTTCACAGATGGAGGGTATGATGAATCGCAGACCTTAGAGTGGTGGCTACTTAACGAGTTAGGCCTAACTGACGGAGGCCATGAGAGACATTGGTACAGAAGCTCATGTTTCTTTTATTACAATAAAAAATCTAAGCCGTTTTGGGAAGAGGCTTCTAGTATTTCATCAGACGAAAATATAATTAAGAATCAAGATAAGTTTTTTACAGATGAATCTATTATAAATGTTTTGCTATGGAAATACAGATGCGCAGACTTTTTTGAAAACAACTCTGTTATTCATATTTCTAACGGCGACCAGCTTGACTCAACTAGCAAGATAGATCAATTTTTTGACGATTTAAAGAGCTCGAAGTCAGGCCCGCCACTTGTAACTAACTGGAACGGAAGCTCTCAATGCCAAGAGGCATGGATGTTTCACGGCAAAATATCTAAGTTTTTTTGGAAAGAAAATATCCTTAGCGGAGATAGAGTCTATAGCGAATCTCTTGCTAGAACCCTAAATGATTATTTCGTATACAAGTCTGTCTCTATTCAATAAGAAAAATGAAATCCATACCTTTATTTAAATCACACTACAGCATAGGAAGGTCTATACTTACGCTAGGTAATACGGAAGAGCAACAGGAGAACTTCCCCTCTTCTATAGTTGAAATAGCAAAGCGGAATAAACTTAAGTCTGTTTTTCTGGTAGAGGACAGTATGAATGGCTTCCTAGAAGCCTACAAGAACCTCACAGACTCAGAGGTAAATCTAGTGTTCGGCTATAGAGTTTCAGTGTGCAACGATAGTAAAGACAAGTCAAAAGAGTCGATAGACACAGAGTCTAAATTCGTAATCTTAGCGAGGAACGAGGAAGGATACAAGAAACTAATTAAAATATCAAGCTACGCCGCCTGTGATGGTTTCTACTATCACCCCAGAATAGATTTCTCCGTACTCAAGGAGCATTGGGACGACAAATATTTACAGCTTTGTGTCCCGTTTTATGATTCCTTTTTATTTAAGAACTCACTCACTTTTGCTGTTTGCTTTCCTAAATTTGATTTCACCCAACCCATATTTTTTACAGAGGACAACAACATGCCCTTTGACTATATAATTAAAAAGAAAGTAGAAACATATTGCCATGAAAACAAACTTCAGTCGGTCCCAGTCAAGTCTATCTATTATGAGCGCAGGGACGACTTCAAGGCTTATCTTACTTTTAAGTGCATTAACAATAGGACAACACTAGAGAATCCTAGGTTCGACCATCTTTCTTCGGATGAGTTTAGCTTTGAGAGCTGGAAGGAGCAACAGAATGAAAAAGTTTAACATTACAAAGTCAGCAATCGCACGTGCGAAGGGCAGAGCAGATAAGCTCCCCTTACTCAACAACTCAATAAGGAAAGGAGAAGGAAGCTTAGTGGCATACATAGGAGAAGAGGTAGCAAAACATGTACTAAGCGCGGAAATAAAAGACACTTATGACTACGATTTAGTTTATAATAAAACTAAAGTTGATGTCAAAACCAAAGAGAGAACGGTTCCCCCAAAACTTTATTACGAGTGTTCGGTTGCCGATTTCAACACAAAGCAGGGCTGTGATGAATACGCTTTTGTTAGCGTATTAAATAACCTAAAACAAGCTTGGTACTTGGGGAAAATAAGCAAGACAGATTTTTACAAAAACGCAACTTTCCACAAAAAAGGAGAGGTAGACCCGGATAATAACTTTACCTTTAAGGCAGACTGTTACAATATAGCAATTTCACAATTAAATTAAATGGACGAACACTTACTAAGATTCAGAAAAGATAAAAAGGTAGTCTTTATTGACTGCGAGACATACAACCTTTGTCTAAACTTTTGTCACAACGTTACATGGCAGGTATCTATGATACAAACAGACGGGACAAATAAAACAGACGAGAGAGACTATTATATTAAATGGGATACAGATTTCAAAATCAGCGAGGACGCAGCAAGAATAACTAAATACGATGACGACTTTGTTCAAAAGAATGGAAAGACTCTCAAACAAACCCTGCCGACTATACAAAAATGGCTGGACAAGGCTGATTATATTGTTGGCCACAACATACTTGGCTTTGATATTTATTTAATTAAAGAGCTTTACAAGCTACACGGAGCAGATTATAGGCCTCTAATGCCAAAAGTTATAGATACTAACTGTATTGCGCGTGGAATAAAAATGGATATACCATATAAAGCTGGAGAGGACTTTACCGAATACCAATACAGAATTTACAACACAAGAAGAAAAGGTATTAGAAGCAACTTAACAGCCTTGGGTAAAGAGTTCGACATAAAGCACGACTACGACAAGTTGCATAATGCTATAGTTGATTTAGAGCTGAACCTAAAGGTCTGGAATCGCTTAAAGTATTCATTAGAACTATGACACCAAATACATTTTTAAAAAAGTTTAAAAAGATAGATTTACCTCTTCATGGAGTGAGGTTGCCTTCGTTTGAGATCAGCGAAGAAGCCAAGCGCAATCACGGAATTAGTGACGAAGATGACAACAACCAGATTCTTCGCAAGCTTTGCTTTGCGGGATATAAAGAGAAGATAGAATCTGGAGACCTTGATGTTTCGAAGTCGGAGGAGTATACCGACAGAACAGAGCATGAGATCGCCATCATGGAAGAACTCGGGTTCGTTGATTATATGCTCTTGACTTGGGACGTCATAAACTTTTGCAAAGAGAACGATATACCTATTGGGTTAGGGCGTGGCTCAGCAGCGGGAAGCTTTGTCCTCTTCTTATTGGGGATAACAAACCTAGACCCAATCAAGTACAGCTTATTCTTCGAGAGGTTTATATCTAAGATCCGAGCTAAAAAGAAGGTAGTAGATGGGGTCACGTATCTTGACGGAAACCTTATGGTTGATATCGACAATGACGTTTGTTACTACAACAGACATAAAGTCTTAGATTATATTGAAAACAAGTTTAAAGGTAAAACTGCGAAAATACTTACCCTAAATACACTAAGCGGTAAGCTCTTAATAAAAGAGTGTGGCAAGATCGTGTCCAGCAAAAGCGAAACGGAGATGAACACAGTCTCTAGCTACATACCTAAAGTTTTCGGCCAAGTGAAAGACCTTGAAGAAACTTACGAAGAAGTTAAAGAGTTCAGAGAGTGGTGCAGCGAAAAAGAAAACAAAGAGGCCTACCAAATAGCCTTGAAGCTTCGAGGCTTAATTAAAAATAAGAGCGTTCATGCTTCCGGCGTTTTGTTGTCCTATGACCAGCTAGAGGACAGCTCTCCAGTTGAGCTTACTAGCGACAAAGCCGTAGTATCGTCTTACGATATGAACTGGGTTTCCTTATTTAATGTTAAATTGGATATTCTAGGTCTTCGAAGCGTTTCTGTTGTGCATGACGTTTGCCAGCAAGTAGGCCTAAAGGTTACAGATATCGACCTTGACAATCCCTTCATATACAGAAAATTACAAGATCTAAAGACTCCTCACGGGCTGTTCCAGATCGAAGCAGACACCAATTTTAAAGTCTGCCAAGATGTCAAGCCTAAGGGCTTAGAGGAGCTTAGCGCTGTACTTGCCCTAGGCAGACCCGGAGCCTTAGGTTTCGTAAAGCAATATTCTGATTACGCAAACCATAATGTGTATGAGCCGATTCACCCATTATTTGACGAGATTCTTAAGAGCACAGGTGGAGTAGCCTTGTATCAAGAACAGTTAATGCAAATGGCGCATAAAATTGGCTTCACCCTTGACGAAGCGGAAATCCTAAGACGCATTGTTGGCAAAAAGAAAGTTAAAGAGGTTAGACAATGGAAAAAGAAGATCCGAGAGAAGGTTGACGAAAATAGGCTTAGCAGCGAATGGACAGGGATCAAAGGGTCCGTTGATGTAGGAGACGTACTATGGAAAGTGTTAGAAGATTCCGCCAATTATTCATTCAACAAATCTCATTCTATTTGCTATGCAGCATTAGCGGCTATTACAACTTACCTTAAATTTACACACCCCAAAGAGTTCTTCCTGTCTTTGTTGAAGATGACAAAGCACGAGCCAGACCCCTTAGCCGAAATCAATAAAGTACAAACGGAGCTGAGCCTATTCGGCATTAAGCTGTTGCCACCTCATATTACAAAGTCTCAAATGGACTTTACTATTGAGGGAGAGAATATCCGTTACGGCTTAACGTCCATCAAAGGTATCTCTGATAAGACTATTGAGAAGTTAAACGACTTTAGAGCAGAGTTTAGCAACAAGTTTGAAGTATTTCAAGCCGCGAGCGAAGCAAAAGTCGGTATAGGTGTATTATCCGCTCTTATTCAAGCAGGAGCGTTCGAGGGTTTCCCACAATCTAGAAGTAAAATAGTATTAGAGGCCCAGTTATGGAACCTACTCACACAAAGAGAAAAAAGGATAGCCTATAACCTAGGAAAAAAATATGATTTTGATTTAATAAACATTATTAAAGATTTAGTAGACAGAAAAGATGAGGATGGAAAAATTTATGTCAGAGCTTCTAGATTCGAAACGATTAAAAAGAAATACGCTCCGTACAGAGATATCTACAAGCAGAACAGCAAGTCAGAGAGTTTAGCGAACTGGTATTACGAGAAGAAGCTGCTTGGCTATTCTCACGCAAACTCCCTTAAAAAGGTCTATAGCGCTAAAGTCCCAGACCTTATCAGTATCAGAGACGTCTCCGAGTCCAATATAGGCTCTAGAGTCTTGTTTATATCAACTGTTGAGGACTTCTATAAGGGCAAGTCCAAAAGAGGCTCTGAGTACATAAGGCTTACCTGTTCTGACGAGACGGGCTCTATGACGGCTCTGCAGTTCAATGCTAAAATAGATGAGAGCAAGCTCATAAATGGCAAGCTTCCAAGTAAAGATGATATAGTCATCATCAGGGGGCTCAAAAAGGACGACGCAGTATTTATTGACGATATTGGCATCCAAAGCCAGAAAATATTCACAAAACTGTCAGAACTAAAGGATATTACTTGACCAAAGTTAAAGTTTGCAGTACAATAGGTTTTAGGGCACTTAATAACAGTGTAATTAATATACCCAATGCAGAGCATAAGAGTTAAATATAGTCAAGTCGCTAGCGCGCTAGCTGCCAACGCTTTATATAAGGAGGTCTTTAGGGAGAGCGTCGACAGCGATACTTTTGAGCTACAATATTTGTGGAACATATCAAAAAAGCAGTAGAACTAGAGAGAGTACCACATGCTATCCACAGAATTTTTAAGTAATTTTATAAGCTCAGACGCCACTGTCATTGACGTAGGAGCAAGAGACGGAGACTCTTTACTTCCTTTCTTGCCGCTATTAAAAGAAGGTTCTCAAATGATAGCTTTTGAGCCCATAAAAAAAGAAATGGACTCGCTAATCAAAATGCTTGAGGCTAATAATATCCCAGAAGATAGGTTTAGTTGCAATCAATTTGGAATCAATTCAGCTACGGGAGAGTTTGATTTTTTATACGATACAAAAGACAGGAACGGAGGACTGAAAGAGCAACTAGATCACATATCTAAAATAGCTTTTGAAGAAAGTGGATTTCAGACTCAGTCAGTATGGGATAAACAAACAAAAATTAATACTTTCTGCTGGAAAGATTTAGAAAAAGATTTAAAAAATAAAATGCTAAAAGCTTCCTTCATTAAGGTGGATACTGAAGGGTCAGACATAGTAGTGCTAAGAGAGCTTTTGCCGGTTATAAACAAGACTCGTCCTTTTATTTTCCTTGAATTGTACCCCGGAACAGCAAAAGAAGCTATTGAGCTTATTAATGAAATACGATATTATTGTATTAATGCATATAGTGAAATGATTTTCGTTTCCCCAGATATGAAAACTATTAATAGAGGTTATCTTCCGTTACATAATATAGGAGCGCAATACAATAGTGGGCAAAAAGACTATTTTCTAGCACCATTCGAAATGTTCAAAAAAAACCTTTGATTAAGCTAGTGTAATAACAGATTTAAAAGAGATGCAAACACAAGACAAGACCAAGGTCAACGGATTAGAGGAAATTTCAAATTTTATTTTTACGAGCAAATACGCTCGCTATAGCGATAAAAATAAACGAAGAGAAACATGGGATGAAGCGGTCTCCAGAGTAGAGGGGATGCATTTAGAAAAATATAATTTTTTATCAGATGAAGACAAAGAGCAAATCAAGAAAGCTTTTAGTCTAGTAAGGGAAAAGAAGATAGTCCCTTCCATGAGATCTATGCAATTTGCAGGACCAGCAGTCCTAGCCCATAACGCAAGAATTTTTAATTGCTCTTGCAGACACATGGATTCAATTAGGTCTTTCGCCGAATGTTTCTATCTACTTCTTTGCGGGTGTGGAGTTGATTTTGGAATTACTAAGAAATATCTTAGCAGACTTCCTGACTTAGTTAGCGCGGAAAATAAGACGGGAATCGTCATGACATACTCTGTTGAAGACAGTATAGAGGGCTGGGCGGATAGTATCGAAGTTTTACTTGATAGTTTCTTTAAACAGACTCCCTTTACAGGCAGAAAGGTTGTATTCGATTACTCTAAGATTCGGAGAAAAGGAACGAGGCTCAAAACTGGAGGAGGGAAAGCGCCCGGCTATAGTGGATTAAAAGCAGCTCACTTAAAGATCAAGAAGTTGCTAGATGAACTCATCGAAAATAAAAGCCAGTTAAGGCTAGAACCAATAAATGCTTACGACATTCTAATGCATTGCGCCGACGCAGTTCTCAGCGGAGGCATTCGTCGCGCCGCAACCTCTGTTGTTTTTGACGCAGACGACGAGGCGATGATGAACTCTAAGACAGGGAATTGGTTTGAAGATAATCCACAGAGAGCTAGAAGCAATAATTCGATCTTGTTTTTAAGAAAAAAAGTCACAGAGGAGGATTTTAAAAAGGTTTTAAATAGCGCTAAAGAGTTTGGTGAGCCGGGGTTTATTTTTGCGGACCATGAGGATACGCTATCTAACCCTTGTAGAGAGATAGGTTTTATTCCTGTGACTAAGGACGGAAGGTGTGGTGTTCAGTTTTGTAATCTTACTTCCGTAAATGGAGCCAAGACCCATACCCCCAAAGAGTTTAGAGAGCACACTTGGGCTGCTGCTTTAGTAGGAACACTTCAAGCAGGCTACACAGACTTTCATTACCTCAGAAACGCTTCCAGAGAGCTTACAGAAGAAGAAGCTCTTCTCGGTGTATCAATAACAGGAATAATGGACAACCCTAAGACCCTACTTAGTCCTAAATACCAAAAGGAATGCTCAGAAATAGCAGTTAAAACAAACGGAGAGTGGGCAAAGAAAATCAACATTAGACCAGCAGCCAGAGTTACTTGTGTCAAACCAGAAGGAACATCTAGCTTAGTTCTCGGTTCTGCGTCAGGCATTCACCCTCACCATAGTCATAAGTATTTTAGGCGCGTACAGTGCAATAAAATTGATAATGTGTATCAGTATTTTAAGCTGTATAATGATAAGCTCTGCGAGGAAAGCGTTTGGAGTGCGAATAAGACGGATGACGTTGTCACCTTTCCAATCGAAATCACGAACGGCGCATTAACCAAGAAAGATCTTGATGCAATTAAGCATCTTAACCACATAAAATCAACTCAAGAAAATTGGGTTCTTCCCGGCACAACCAAACACAACAAAAAGAAAACTACCCATTCAGTTAGTTGCACGATCCTCGTGGAGAAAGACGAGTGGGACAAGGTAGCTGAATATCTTTACGAGAACAGAGATTTTTTTGCTGCTGTTTCCTTACTGGCTGCTACTGGAGACAAGGATTTTAAACAAGCCCCGATGGAGAGGGTCTCGACAGAAAAAGACGAGAAGCTTTTCGACAGACTATCATCCTCTATGTCCAGAGTAGACTATACAGCTCTACAAGAAGCACATGACGAAACGACCCTACAAACTAACTTAGCGTGCGCTGGAGGCAATTGCGAAATAAATTAAAGGGTAATATTCCCCAGAGAGTAGGGTTCTATTCCCCAACGTTTTTTAAAATAAATAAAAAAGTAACAAAACACTAGGAATAAACGTCTCTGTGTTTGGCACGATAATTGCAGTGTAATATACATTATGTTCATTAAAAGAATTCTTAAGATTGGGCTGGTTGCTGTTATGGCGTCAGCGTTAACAGTTTCAGCTCAGGTCCCTAAGCCTGCGCCTAAACCAGATAAACCTGAAAAGGAGAAGCC